TGTGATTTAATGGGGGTAAGCATAATGAATGCAAATTGCGTTACTGATATTTTTAAGTTTATGCATCGAGTTATGAATCTGGAAGTGGATGAGAATGAATATTGCAATGATGAGTTATATGATATGTCTACAGACGAGGAGGGGCTTTATGAAGATTACGAAGGACAATCTTAACGAAGTAATGTTTGAAAACCATGATGCGCGTTTGCTTATTGAAGATGTAGTAACCCGTACCAGCGCTAACCTCTATTATTATCATAATATAGAAATCACGGTTCAGAAAGCCTTGGAGATCTGGTATAAAGCGCAAGCCGCAGATGAGGAAGACGATATGATAGGACAATACAGTGTTTCATTTCTTGATTTTTCCAAGGATAAAATACCGGAATTACTATGCTCATAAAATGGGAACCAGAGAACGGTTCCCTATAATTTCCACTACAAACCGAACATACATTCTATTATAATAAAGCTAGAAGAGGTGATTATGTGGAAAGAGTTATATTTCATGTAGATGTAAATTCAGCTTTCTTATCATGGGAGACAACATATCGATGCATTTAGGTGTCCATACAGAGTGCGTAGACGGGTCAGAATGCCGCCAAATGAGTTTGTTTGACGGGAATGGGACTACGAGAAACAAAAATGCGTAGAAATGGCCGTAGATGCGCTTAGGAAACGATTCGGGATTGACAGTATCAATGAATCTCCAAACAGGGATAAAGAAAATTTGATTGACCATATGAGCGGTGGAATTAGTCATGAAAAGCGTACTGTTGATTATGAAAAAGAAATTATTGTGGAATACCTTCCAGAGAATACAAATGTAAGGCTTTTATAGGTGGTCTGGAACAGATATTTAAATTAGTGTACTTTACGGAGGAATATAAATGGGTAATGATAATTTGACAACCAAAGAAGAGATATCCATTGAAAACTTATATAATTTTATTCGTGCCTCACTGGTGGCGCTACAACCAACAGATGGGTTTGGTGAAGCTGATTTTACGTGTCCAATTTGTGGCTCTCAGGCACATATAAAAAGAGTAAAAGGAAAGATTTACAATAATGGAGATATAGAATGTCAGTGTGGGTATTCCTTTCACTTCTAAGTAGATGGATAGAATTTCCAGATACTTAGGAGTGATGATTATGGATAAAAACAAGAATTCCAATGAACCTGATTTTAAAATTAATATGACAGACGAGGATTTTGAAAAGTAAAAAATAGGGCAGAAGAGTGTAAAAACTCAACTGCCCTATTTTTTATAGGCTACCACCATCATAAACATTTTCCGCTGGTTCAGTATTCATCAAATCGCCTCCATCAATGGCATGTGAAGCTATTATATGATTTACAGTTTCTTGCAATTGACTGACTTGTTCAGATGTGGCTGCACCAATCTGTGATAATGTGATATTAGCCGTACCATCAAAGTTTGCATCTCCAATTTTTCTTGCTGTAGATAATTTTGTAGCAGAAGTAGCTGCTCCTCCTACGGATGAAGAACCAGCGTAATTGTGTGTGTGGCTCGAAGGAGGAAATGTGGACGGTTTACTTCCAATTTCACTCCATACATACGATGGTTTGCTAGAAGCTTTTGCCCACGCCGGAACATCTGAAGCTGGCATAGAAGTTGGTTTGTTCTTAATATAGGAATCTGATTCTGTATCCGTCACACTCCAATCTGACTGCACATTAACCTCTGCTCCTGGTGAAATTCCGGCTAATTTATTTTTTTCAGTCGTAGTGTAATCGTTAGTTGATAATCCCTTGCCTGTTACTTTATCTACTTTATTTGTGATAGTATTCCACTTCGTTTTTTCAGTTTGAGATGTGTGTATTGTAGAATTGCTTGTATGCGAAATAATTAAAGCTTTTATTTGTAATACCAATTCCTTAGCATTTTCAAAAGATACAAAATTAAATTTCATAGACTACCTCCAATTAGGTAGTGGACATAATTTCATCAATTTGTTCATTGGTTAACGGAACCATGTCAGAATCTTGAATATAACCACTTAAATCAACGGCAGTATCACCAATTTTCTCAAAAGCTCCATTTGCATAAATCCATTCAGTATAGATATTGGCTGTTTCAGATGGAGTTTTGGGGACAAGGTAGATTTTACCAACGGCTCCTGCGACTGTTGGAATACCATTGCTATTGTAATCTTCGGCTTTTAGAATAACAAACTCCATACCAGTGACATTACCAATAGCAGTAGAAATAGCAGCATTTACTTGACTTTGTGTTTGAAAACCACTATCATTTGACAATTCACTTACTTTTGTAGGAACAGTAATATTGGCTTTTCTAGTAGTAGAATCTACTGATACATCAGTTCCATTCTTCTGAATTCCAACTACCGTGTTTCTCTCAGCATTAGTAGGAGCATGAGCTACTTGGCTATGAGTATACGCTGCTTCATATTTTGTATGTTCTGCGTCAGTGACAAAACGGTGAGTAGTATCCTCTGTAATCATTGATGCTGGATGATTAGCAGGGTGAGAATAGACCGTATCAGTAAATTTTGCATTTACAGGTACATCAGTAGCAACAGTGTGTCCGCCTACAGTATCGGCGTTACCACCATCAGCTGGTAGGGTAGTAGGAATATCAGATTTAAGTGCAAATTTTGTTTGTATCCACACCTGAAATTTTTGTTTCCAGTAAAGAAGACCATCATAATCTAAATAATTTTTAAGAGCCATTTGTTCCTCCCTTCTTAATCAAAAAAATCGTTTTGAAACATTTTATCTATTTGAGAGTTTGTTAAGCGTATAAACTCTTCCTGAAGCGTATACCATCTCCCGTTGGACCACATTTTTTGCTCCATAGTTGTCGAGTTTAAATAAATGACATTAGAAATAGGGGATACGGGAAATTCATCGACAATAAGTATGTCACCTCCAAACTTATTTCCCCTTGCAAACATCATTCCATTGGTAAGTAAATAAATAGCATTAGGAATTATTTTTTCAGGTGATAATGCTATGTAATCTTTATAGGATATGTCTGTAATAATTTGTAAACCATTCATCACGTAACCTCCATAGTTGTCCAAACAACATCTTCTGGCAAAGCAACCGTTCCAATGAGTGTGGTCTTTTCTGAATCGGCATAAAAATGAACAGTATGTCCATCAATGTCTATGCTAGAAATTTTTGATTTTTCTAACGATTGAATCTTTTGTGTAATTTCAGCAAATGGATTAGTATTCTCGTCGGGGTCAATAAAATCATCGGTTTCCGATGATTCTATCACAGTCAATGAGATATTGTTTGTGGGAAGATAGTGAAAAAGATTATTAGAGTCCTCATATGAAAAGACAAGTTTTACATAAATTGTCCCTGGAAGTTTAGTAAAAGCTTTTGTTATTGGAATGTATGATAATAAGTATTTATCGTGATAAAGCGCATCTTCAAAATCAAGAAATCCCACCTTTCCTTCTTGCCCGTTTGGAAGAGTGATACAGATCATACAGTTGAGTGCTTTTATATCGAAATCAGATAGATAATCAATGGAAATTAGAAACTTTAGTAAATCGGCGCGATTCTCATTTTGATAAATAGGAGAGGATAGGGTGCGTATCAGTACCTTATCTCTATATAGTATTGTATTCAATTTATCCTCCTCTGTTTATGTTAATAATGTAACAAATGTACGTGATATAAAGACATAATATATAGAAAAATGCGAAATAATACGCGATGGACGGACAAAAAATCCGATGAAAGGAGTCTTTCATTAGAAATGTAGCAATTTAAAAGTTGGAACTACAACTGTCTTAGTGTCAGGACAAGCTGGAGCCATCAGAACATCAAATATTATTTTTGATACAAGTTTTAGTAAAATGCCATCTATATCGGTAGCAATATATAATGAGTATCCAAGTGTTTTTCAGGCTACAATTAGCAAAGTTACTAAGTTGGGATTTTCTTTATATCTTGAAACAATAAAAGAAACCTCGGAGCAAAGTGTGTTAGTACATTGGATAGCATCAGCAAAATGATTATTTGAGCTCGAAAAATATGAGCTTTATCCATGCGGCAGTCCCAGCAATTCCACGCTCTGACGGATTATAGAAGGTTATGGATATAGAATCTTTTGTTATATTGGTTATCTGAGCATTTAACCAATTTGACGCCTGTACGGCCCATAAAGGTGTTTTTATAAACCCCAAATCCGAAATGGTGTAAGTTTGGCTAACACTATCCTTCGTACCAACGGTAGTATCACATGAAAAAAGCTTTGATGATATTTTTCTGATTTGTACACCTAAATTGCTACATTTCAATGTGGAGCTTCATAAATACACAATGAAGCTCCATACTTATTCACTAAATCATAGTACTTTATTGAAGATTTTAATAGACAAAACCTCATCTTTTGTTGATGCAGACATGATTGATTCTTTAATTGTTTGCATCTCTTCATAGTATGGTTCTGTGTAGGCATACACAGCAAGAGCAAGTGTAGAAAAATCAGAAACAGACATTGGAGTACACTTAGTACCTTTACTATGCCACTTGACAATATCTTCAGCATTTGGGTTAATTGTCTTATTAAGCTGATAAGCTAGATACTGCTGTGACATTTCATCTCTATCGACTTTTGATACTCCATAATACTTCCCATCAGTATAAAGCAGTGGATTATTCTCAAGAAAAATTTCAAGAGAATCACTATTCTTTTTTTGAACAAACATTTTCAAATCATCCAAAGAACATGTTTCTACATCAATAGTAGGATTAATCTGCTGATTAAGCTGCTCTACAATAACTTTTGTGGGGTCTTCATATTTAAGGACAACAACGATAAGTTCTATTTCCTGTGGCTCGTTAGTCACAATAGAAGCTGTTATATCCTGTCCATCCTCGTCGAATGATGGAATTTCTTCTGCTTTTTCTACTAAAATTGTCACCTTATCTATTGAACGACTTACAATATCTGTATAGTTCTCATAGGTTGTGATATACGATGCGGATGGAGTTGTTTTAATGATTCTTTTTAGATCGTTTTTGGTAAGATTATCAAAAAGATTATTGATATCAGAAAATAAATAATCAGATGGATTAATTCGTATAATAAGTGTTTGGGTAGATTTATTTTCCTGGCTATCATAAATTTTTAAAACACGATTGTTATTAAAAGTAATATTGTACATTTTATTTCCTTTCTTTCAAATTAGTTAGTTTCTAAAGTTAAGAATGTATAATTTAATGAATATTTATGTAGATATAGATTTATAGAAATGTAGCAATTTAAACGATGGAAAATACTGGCGTGCATATACAACCACTTTTGCATTTGGTCGAGAAATACCAGTTGATAAAGACATAATATTTGATTTAAATATTAGTTTTCCGGCACGTCCATCTGTACTTGTCATTATTCCCTCTACTGCCAAAATAACAAACGTAAGGTATGATTTTGACAATTCGACCTCGACCAAGACAAGAATCATCTTTGACAACGAGGGAGCGACAATACCCGCAGATGCTATGGTACGTATGGGCGTTATCGCTATCGAATGATTATTTGGTAAAATAAATCATCTCAAAGTAAAATATGCTGTTACCTATGGCCCCTGAATCAATGGTTATATTGCCGGTATTGGCAATAACCTTAAACACTCCATATCCTGTGGTGCCATAAATTAAGCATACTTTTTCTTGTGCGGCCACCGGAAGTCCACTAATCAGTAGTGTATTGTTAATTGTTGTATTTTGCTTTAATGTAACAAGTGCATTTACTACACATTGTTTTCCGATTTTATAATAATTGGCTGATCCGATAGCCCAATCCGCATTTATGGTAGCTGCCCCTGATTCCAGTTCTAAATTGCTACATCTAATAAAAATTTGCGACATAAATAAATCTACCGATGTTATAAATGTTATAAATATTCTTATTTTATACATTATCTTAGATATTACTGTATGTTATTTTATTTAATTGTTTTTGGAATTTTTATAAAGATGCTTTTCTGAATCCAGATTTGATTCTTTCAGAAGATGTCTTTGCATAAATTCTTGTCGTTTCGATTTTTGTATGTCCTAATAAATCTTGAACAACATCAATATCTGTATGCTCTAATAGATGACTTGCTGTAGTATGTCTAATTATATGAGGTGTTACAGGTCTTCCTATTCCAGCACGTTTGCCAAGTTCTTTTATTCGATTTTCAAGTGAGCACTTTCCTAATGGTTTATGACTTTTATTTTCACTTATAAATACACCAGGATTATTATCATGCCTTTTGTCAAGATATAACTTTAAACTTAAATGCGCTCGTGGTGTAAGTAGAACAAATCGTTCTTTATCGCCCTTTCCACATACTTTGATTTGTTCCTTATCGAAGTCAATATCATCTATTTTCATATTTGCGACTTCACTAACTCGACAGCCAGTGGAATAAAAGGTTTCAAATAGAGCTTCATCAAAGTCTGTCTTACATGCTCTACGCATTAGTTCTACTTCCATATGTGATAATGGCTCTCGAACTTTTTGTTTATATTTAATTGGTTCAACAGCAGCAGCGGGATTTTCTTTGATATATCCATTTTGATGTAGAAATTGATAGAAACTACAGATTATAAGACGTTTCGAATCTTTGGTACGGTCTGAAATGTTATTTATTTTTGCATATTCGTTTAGGAACGTCCGTATATCATCAGATACTACATATTTAACATCTTTATCTAACCAGGCCACAAATGCATTTAGTAAATATCGATATTGGCGTATTGTATCTTCAGATAATCCGCGAAATTCTTTTCTTAATATAAAAGCGTCTAATTCAGGACACCGCTTAACCGTTTGTATAGCAACTTCAGTACACATTCGTTGTATCTGATAGCTACGCATTACATAACTTATCGCCTGGTCTATCATCAGTAACATCTCACTATTAAACACTTCATTATTTTGTAACTGCATCATTACCTCATTCTTAAATTCTTCCATATAATTCCATCCTCCTAATTTTTGTTGCACAAAAGGAGGCTGTCTAGTATAATAATCAAAGACAGCGCTTTTGCGTTGTAGTGAGAGAGTAGATCTATGCTTTGCGAGGGCGGTGATTTACTCTCTTTTCTGTTACTCTATTATAATAACAGAACATACGTTCTTTGGCAAGGGAGATGATAGAAAAGATAAGAAATCTATATATTATGAAAGATATGTCATAAAATACAAATTATTAGGATATTGACAGAAAACTATATTGCGATATTTAGTTTGCTTTTATACTAAATAGCAATTTTGATAATCTTGAAACTGCCCTAAATAGCGTTCTTAAAACACAATGGACGAGTAATTCTAATGAAATTACCGTAGGTCCCGGGTCAACCGTAACTGCGCAATTTCCCACCGCCCGGATTGCCGGATTTGTACCTATTGGGATTGTTGGTTTTAGCGTAAAAGATGGGTTGACGGTGTATCAATGCAATACCGATACAACAAATTATACTACCAATGTATACGTACGTAATGATACCGCATCTAATATTATCAATACTTCCGGACAAATCAGCGCACTTGTTTTATACGCTAAAACATTTAAATGATTATGATGGCTTATTAAACTTCCAAACCTGTTTCCAGTTTTGACCGTCATAAAAATCATACCAGATACCGGTGTTGTTAAATGCGATTGATGCAATCTCGCCAGAATCATATTGTAACTGGAATGCCCGGTCGGTCCGGTCGGAATATACGGCTGTAAACCCATTAATGTTCTTGACGCCGTTTAAAGTCACCTTTGCATTGTTTTTTGCTAAATTGCTATTTAGTGTAGAAATGCTTGAAGTATTATTGTCTGTCTTTTCGTTGACTTTTCTGAGAGCATTAGCCGTAGCTCCAAGAGATGTACTGGTCGAATCTGTTCCATCATAGAGATCCGATTTATTAAATTTGGTGTTTACCAAGTTCTGTAGACCCTGTGCAACTGTCTTTGCATCGTTACTACCAAATAAATTGGTCACGGTTTTTACATTACCAAGCAAGTTTTCAAGATATGTAAACTTCTTTTTAATCTTCCCGATGAATACTTTAACGGTTTCACCAGCGGATAAAACCGGGTTTTCATCTGATACGGTAGGGATGGTAGACACCTTCATCTCATCAGCATTTTCACCATCAATGGCAATGGGGAGGCTTTTGGTAGCAGTGACACCATCACCAAACTTTAATTGGCATTTTCCCTTTCCGCTTCCAGAATTTGGTGTTATTACTAATACTTCATCTTTTTCAAGTACTTTGGTTGACGCATTAGCAACAGATTTAGTTGCTCGTTTTAATTTTATTGTATCCATTAATTTCCTCCTTCCATATAATTACAATGTTCCACCATCATATATATTTTCAGCGGGGGTGGTATCGGTTAGTTCACCTCCATCGACAGTTCTAAGTCTGAATTCAAAATCCTTAAGCGCCATATCAACACGGTCGCCCTGATTCTGCGCATATGCAGCCTTAGTTTGTGCTTCGGTAGCCGCAGCATTGGCATTATCACGAGCTGTATTAGCTCCAGAGATGGCTGTATTTGTGTTAGCAGTTGCTTTCTCGCAGTTGGCGATTGCTTTAGCCGTATCGGTTTGCCGTTTATTCTCATTGGCAATTCTGGTGTTCTCTGCGGCCTGAGCAGATGTGTACCAAGTAGTTATGGAATTTTTGAGATTTGTGATATCAGTTTTTAAAGAATTGTATTCCGATTTATATAATGTAATATCGGCATTTATTTTCTGTAGAAGCGCATTGAAGTCATTTGTATACTTAGTTTTCATGGTTGAAAACTGGTTTGTATAATTAACGATATCATCTTGAATCTGTGATATTAGTGTATTGACTTGCTCCTGTGTAAGATTGAATTGCTTGATTAAATCTGGAATCACATTTGCCTGTAAAATCAAATCATTCAGGATGTTAAACTCGGATGATGCAACCAATCTATCTTGATTGAGTAGACTCTTGCTTACTGTCATCATGAAAGTAAATGTAGTAGCAACTGTTGCATCGGATGAACTATAAATCCTGACCTCGCAGCTTACATCACCTTCACGGGACAACATGGATTCCGTAAATACAACTCTTGGAAATCCATCATCCCCAAATGGGCATGTTGTATTTGAATAATTGTCTCCATTTATGTAAAGTGAAAGACCAATCAGTTCTTTTCCTGTAAATTTTAGTGGTATATTATTATCAGTAATGATCAATCGCCGTATCCTTGAATTGTGATCAAATTGCTTTGCCTGTAAATATCTAAATGATTGTTCATGAGATATATCAATCCTAAAATCTTCTGGCTGTGTTTGTGCCATTTAGCCCTCCTTTCGCAAAATTAAAAGACTACCTACTCAGAGAGTAGATAGTCAATAGCAAAAATATCATCTTCGTTGTCAAGATTAAAGTCGCCTGAATTATTGATAACATCTAGCGATAATTTATATGGAGCAATATCATCACAGGGCATCTTCATCAACTCATCCATGTCTTTCTGAAAATCCTCGTTACATATACCAGGTTTAAGATTGAACTGAATCGTGCCATTTTTATCAAGTGTATAGTAGCTACCTTCCGGGGCTACTTCATTTTTTACCTTGTTACAATACTTTTCAAAAATTTCCTCTCGTTTCTGAATGAAAAAATTATATGAATCAGCATATAATTTTATATTTCTCATAACCCAATAATCAATTTTAAAACTTGGTTTTTTGCTTTTGATTTGCTGTAATACTGGTATAGCTCCAGCTACTTTGCCTAGTGTAATATCCAATTATGTACCTCCTTAGGTATTTGGTAAGCGATTATATAGATAATCAAGTGCACTAAATATTGTGTATCCACTCCACCAGTTACTTCCTATAAGTGTGGCATCTCCATTTATCTTATTTGTTATAATTGTTTGTGCATGTGTTTCTCCTGAACCATTAACAACCAAAGCTCCGCCAAAACTACACCATGCCTGTTTTGAACCCGAAGCAGATGCATTCCAATAATTATCATTACTTGTTCCAATCCAACCTCGGTCGGCTGTGGTTATCTTCCATCTACCAAGATATAGGGTGTCGGCATCTGCATCAAGTACTCCAACTCTAATTGCACCACCAGTAATGATAGTGCCTGATATTTGTGAACCAGTTATTTTAGACGCATTTATGTTTCCTGTAAAATTAGCTGATTTTGCTGTCAATACCCCTTGTGAATTTACTTCAAAGTTGTCTCCGATTTTTAAACTGCCACCTGTTATAATAGCATTAGAACAAGTTAAGGCTCCTGTGTTTGTTACTCTGAATGGAGCATTATTTCTATCAGCATTACCCGCCCAGTATGCAATAGCACCAGATGTCTTATCAGAACACAAGCCTATATTGCCTGATATCAATGTATTGTCAGATATGGTAAAGTTAGCGATTTGACCTGATTTAGAAATCAATTTTCCTTCAAATGTTAATGCTTTAGCAGCAGTGTCCACATAGAGTAATTTCTTTCCATCAATAGCTATTGAAAAGATATTATCCGGAGTATCCGGATTGATTTTTACTTCATATGACCCTTTCTTCGCAATGAATCCATCTTTATCTATGGTATAGGAGCCGGATGCATTAGAAACCATAAGTTTCTCAGACATCAAAAGTTTACCAACAATTGATGGTGCACACAATCCAAAGAAGTAGTCATTGCCCATTTTTACATATCCCAAGGCAATCCCAACTGAATTAAACCCGTCTTGGGATATGGCGATTTGGTTATTGGTTATCCATATCTGACCTGGATCATAAATCTGTCGCTCTGACAACCATTTTCTACATAAAATTCCAGTTGAGTCAATTAAAATCTCATTATTATCATTACTAACGAGCTGTTGCTTACTAGCATTCAGAATGTTATTCATATATTTATTGACATCAACAGAGACGATAGCAGCGTTTTTCCAGGCTCCGGTAGCGAACTCAACCTTTGTAGAAACATCTTCAGCCTGTTTTTGTACCTCTCGAATTAATTCCCACGTTTCTTTAAGTGAGTTACAATTACTGAATGTAACTTTAAAATCAGACGGGTCATCCCAATTGATGTGAAGCTTTAAAAGTCTTGCTGAAATAATAGAATCATGGTCCTCAAAATTAATATGGATTATATTAAACATCTCAAGCGCATCAGTAAAACGTTTATAATTATAGTCTACAGTGAAATTGACTAAATCTACATCCAAAGTGAATTGAGGATAGCAAACTCTAGCAAGTTCATTTTTTCCGTGCTCTAGCAAAGCTTGTTGCATTTCAAGAATTTCACGGTCTGTCATAGAGTTGGTTGCTATGAAAGAATCATCAGTTAAGGTATCCTCGCGGACATAAGGGCCAAGTTCTTTGTATAGTTCTTCACCAAGTACATCAGGCAAACTTACAACTAAGGAGCTAATTGCAGAAATAAGATTGTTTATCTCGGCTTCTTTGTTGCTTATTTGCTGTTCCCGAACCTTTATTTCGGCTTCAATTGCTGCATGGATGGTAGCGTTTTTCTTATATTGCTCAGATTCATCTTCCCCAAGATGTAAGGACATGTTTGTTTTATAGATAATTTCTTTTTCTTGTAGCTCACGTAGACCAAATAAAGTCCAGTCTGTAGAATCTTCACCCTCATCAGGAACTTTGTTTTTTAAGGTATTCAGTTCGTCATAGTGGGAGAGTAGTGAAGACATTTTTTCTTGATAAGCAGATTCATTTGTTTCACATAGTTCATGATAATGAGATAAACCAGCCTGTAACTCTGGACTCATCATATGAAGAAAATAACTAAAGTCATAGATTTGATTTGTACCAGAAATATTTACATCAAGAATCCCAAGAGGAGTATTGGTTCGCTCGTCATTTCCGCCGACTACTGTCAGCACAGTTTTAATATCATCTTCTGTGCTATTCATCGTTATGCTTTTTATCACATTACGATAATTTAAGATAATGCCTGTATCTTTTCCAAGGTTTTCGAGTTTATAAGCTGAAATACTGCGCTCATAAGAATCAAATAAGAATACGCACTCATACGTTTCAGAAACTTTTCCAGTCAAAAACGAGTATGTGTCAACGCTATCCTCTTGAAAGTTCCTATATTCAGTTGAGATTTGGGAATCTATGTATCGGATTGACCATCCAGGATTCTTTTCAAGAACTATGTGCATGATTGAATGTGATACGTCTAGTGGATTATATAAGCAATACCGATCCAGGCCACCTTGTTCATCCTCATCGGTTCCCAAAGACCCAAATGATGTTAGATACGTTTGACCTAGTTCACATTCTATAGACAGATATGATATTTCTTTGTATTCATTCACTCCTTCATTGACTACAGATACTTCGTTAATTCTGAACCATCCAACGCCATATAGATGAATATATTTCCCGATCTCTATTTTATCATAGAATCTTGTTTCTTCGCTATCCTCATAGCGATACACTGTAAAAGTACCTTTGTTGACTGAGTTTGCCATAATATCAGTTTGAAGATCATAAGCGTGGAGTGCACCAATAGTGCGTTTATCAGGATAGCAAAGATATACTTCTGGGCGCTTCAGGTTTTTGAAATAGTTGTATGTAAAGAATCCCATTATACAATACCTACCCTTCTGTATTCACGATATTGTAATTCAACAGTGCATGGTTTATCCACAGTGATTTTATTATAGCCGTCAACTAAGTATGGCCAGAATTTGTTAAAATCATCAAAGATTTTATGGGAAGGGATAGAAGATGAGATATGTGGATATCCACATTCCAAGGTAAGAACTTCATTGGCAATGCAATTATTGACGGTAAGAGTATTTGGGGCATCTGTTAAGGTTTGATTTGACAAATTAAGTGTACCAGATTCATTTAGTGTTATAGTCAGTGTAGGATAAATTGGTAACTCCTCATCATTGTCTACGTATAAATCTTTAATAGTGTCATTTCCTTCCAATATCCATCTCTTATCTCGTATGTCGGAAAACCCAAATGGAGCATTAGTCGTTACAGTAAATTCCAATCCAACAGTGTCACAAATGTAAATAGATTTAGGATTATTAATATTGGCGAAGAACCATGTATCCGCATATCGTTTATCATAAATACAAAATGGCTTGTATTTTCCTCTTTGACACATCCACTTTTTCAATGCACGTTCTTGGATGGCAGAAATTGGAGAGAAGTCTTTATTTACAATTTGTATGGTAAACGTTAATGGTTTTGTATATTCATGGGATGTAATATGAAATATATCCCCTCTGATAGATTTTTCGGTTTCTAGTTCAGATTCTTGTGCTGATATGGTTTCCATTCCAGGAGATGAAAAAGAAACACATGTTACCCCGTATTCATTACAGGGGATATTATCAAAAATAAATCTGTCAAACATTTTATCACATCCTTTCTTAATAACGGCCAAATATTTTAATTCTTTGATAATTTTAAGAAGCAACTCAATAAAGCTGGGATTAAATTGGGATAGTGTCAAATTCAAATGGTAATGAAAAAATCTTCTCAATTATATCTTCACTGTATGGTTTTTCTGAATTAGACTGTATTTTATTGCAATACTCAATCCACTCTTTTAAATTTTTTAATACTATATTACGATTGTACACGTTTTCACCTCATTGATTAAGGCGCCCATTTCTGAGTGCCTTAAAATTTATTTACCCATCAGTTCATATCTAATACTTTTGGCAACCCGTTTATCAATATCACGGGTTTCATTCTTTATGATTGCAGAGACTTCACTAGCGGACAGACCAGTACCGTCAATTTGTACAAGAGGGGAATTAATTGCCACGGGTTGATTCCGCACTATATCAAATTCTGGTATCTTATAATTAGGCATCGACCGAGCGACAATATCTTCAACAAATCTATTCGGATTTCCAGCGATATCTAAAAGGTTCTGAGTCAAATCCCCATTTATTACGCCATCGCCTAATTTCAGTGGAGTCAATAAAGCTCCGTCACTTGGACGTGTAATTAGTTCAGGTTTGTTTTCCTGAGTCCACGCAAGCTGGTCATGAGAAATACGTTTTGTACCATTTTTATACCCAATTGTATATCCAAGTTTTCTAACCTGCTCAGCAGTTAATGTATCTCCATCCCACCTGCCATCATCATCAAGATAATAATATCCATCCTTTTCCCTAGCCTTAACAGCCATATCGGTAGCCATGATACCATCTTTATCAAGATAATACCATTGATTATCGCGGGACTTGCGCCACTGGGATTTAACCATTTCACCATTCTCTGGTTCAAAGTATCGCCAATCTCCAAAGTCGTCACGCCATCCTGTCACCATATATCCATTATCATCAAAGCCATACTGTTTTCCATTAATGGTATAAATATCTCCTGAGACATAATCATCATTAGAGTTTCCATACCACCATTTTCCACCCTTGCCTTTCTGCCATCTTCCTTGGTCAGTTACATCTTCGTAACCAGAAGAACCACCACCGTATCCACCCATTCCGATCTGATTGAGTAAATCTACCAGTTCATAAAGCGGACTAAAGTCAAGACCATCAATTTCATACTGGATATTTGCTACTGCATCGCCAATTGCGTTTGCACATAAATCAGCTGCTTCACTTCCAGATTCCCATGGTTTGGTAAGGTCCTCAATAGCCGCTAGACTATATTCATCTCCATACTGGGTCAGGACTCCGTAGACAGTAGAGTAGTTGTTTTTTACCTGGTCAAGATATTTGTTGATAGCTGCATTCTGTGCATCCAGATTTGTATCAAGTTCTTCAGATTCCTTTTGTTTGGATTCTTCAAACGCATTATACTCATCATCCAGAGCATTTTTACGCTGCTCAATTTCATGGTCATACTGTAGTTCATATAATTCTTCTTTTGCGTCTGCCAATTGACTTTGTAGCTGTAATCTCTGGGCTATGTCATTACGATTGGTGGAATTACTTAAGGCTGCAATTTGACGTTCCAACCTTGAAATATTGTCCTGTTTCTCGGTAATTGATTTCTGATAATCATGCAAATCTTTTTCGGCATCAAGAGCCGCTTTAGTCTCGTCAATCAGCCTTTTCTTCGCATCGATTTCAGCTTGTATACCTTCTTTGGCAAGAGTAAGAATTGCATCCATGGCTTCTTTACTTGATTTTACGGCGCTTTCCTGGGCAGAAGTGTACTCCTGGAGCATTGAGTTGTATTCATCCTGAGTGATTAATCCGCTATCTAAAGCATCGTCGAGCGAATTGATAGCTTCTGCATATTCAGCAGCTTCCTGTTTTGCGTTCGACATCTGATGGGCATATAAAGCAACTTGGGCCAATCCACGGTCTGTTAAACTTCCAAATTCATTAACAAGATTAGTGTTTCCGATTAAGTCATTCATTGTACTGATGGTTCCATTGATGGAATCCATTGTATTTGTAAAGTCTCTAAGACCCTTATAGACTAAATCCGTCATTGAATCTTTATATTGCTCTATGGCATCCGCAGCAGAAATCATATTGTTCTTGTATTCTTGTAACTGGTCGTTATATTTCTTCCATTCTTCCGTACCTTCCTGTAAATCCATACTTTCCATTTCAGCAGCGAGAGTGTTATAAGCATCTGCATTCTGGCGAGTTAGCTTTAACTGTTTACCAGCAAGTGAGATATAGTCATCAGCATAGATTTCTTCTCCGGATTTTTCACGTAAATCTATAAGCTGCTTTTCGGTATCAATCATTTTAGACTGGATATCCGTCATCTGTTCAAATTGGTTTATGATATGATCCAATTTGGATAAATTGAGGTTATGGATAACATCTTTAGTTTCAAGAATCCGTTTATTCGCATCACTGGCTTTGCCATACAGGTCTTGATATTCCTTAATGACCTTCGCAAGATTTTCGTCACTGATTGTTTCTATCTCAATAGTGCCATTCTGAATCTTATCAATATACTCCTGGGATAAGCCAAGTCCACCTGCCTTTTTCATATACTCATCATGCATCTGTTGAAGGACTGTCATCTTTTCCGTCAGTACATCAATAGCAGTATGGGTCATGGAGTTCTTGTTCCTGTAGCCGACAAGAGATTCTATATTTGTTTTGAGCTTATCTACTTGGGAATCAAGATTGGTGATTTTCTGTTCCATCCAGTCAAATTCAGTAGGCTCTTTATCTTTGGAACCTTTGGAGCCTCCGGAACCGGATTTGCCACCAATACCACCAAAATTAGGCAAGTTAACTTCAATCTGTGCCGCTTTGTCCATTGCCTCTTTAGCATGGTTAAAAGAACTAACTATTGACTCTGCATTTGTACGTGCAACTATTAGGTCAACACTCTGTTCTGCTGTTAAGCCAGTCGTTGGAGTCTTATTAATCAGAGATGCAAGACCTGTTGCCTGGTCAATTACAACACCATAATATTGTCCCCATGCAGCTCCAAGTTTCTGTATTAATGCTTGGTCTATTTCAGCTTTGGCTTGAGCCATGGATTTCCAGTTGCCAACATCGACGCCATACGCTTTAGCCAGAGCAGTAAATAACCCCTCGTTATTCTGCTTAATGGTGTTAAAGAATACTTCATTACCATCAAGTTTTGCAGCCATAGCAGTTCTGAAGGCATTTGCATCATTGTTATACGCCTGTTCTAACAAGGCCATTAAGTCTGCTGTTGAAATAAGACCTTGGGCATATTCCGCTGTTGCAGTTGTAAGTTCTGGATATTGTTTGGCAATAGAGTTTAAGGAATCTAGACTAACCTGTTTTGTCTTATCAACTTCCTTTTGTATCTTTGTAAGAAGGTCATAGGATTCCTGGATGTGTTGTGTAAGTTCAGTTGAGGATTTAAAACCTTCTGAATAAGCTTTGATTGCCTTGATTGCTTCTTCCGCAGATGTTCCAGTTTGGGACATTGCTTTGGATAACTCTTCATAGTTTCCAATCGTCTTTTCGTCAATTACTCCATCTTTAACAAGGGCAATATATTCCTCAAGCTTATCGGTTGGAAGAGAAGAGAAGATATCAGTGAAAGAACTTGACTTAGCAACATTACTTGCTGATTTTTCGGCTTCAACTAAGGCATAAATATTTTCGCAGGTTTCCTCAGCAGTTTTCCCTGTTTCTTTTAACAGCTGGTTATAGGTTTCGTTATTGCTTAAAGTTGCAGGGGAGAGGGTTCCGGCCTGAGCCATTGATTCGAGTTCTTTTCGTGCTTTGGAGAATGTATCAGCGTTCCAGATGTCGTCAAAGGATTGGGTTGCAGATTTTCCTCCACCAAATAAATTCTGATATCCATCGGAAATTTCTTTTAGTGAATCAATATAAGCTTTATCATTCTCCAAATCTAAACTGTCATCAAATTTATCGAAGTCTGTTATGGAATCAGTAAGACTCTTTTTTAGTACATCAAGAGCATTGCTAATTGCGTTTGATTCTAAGACTATATTTTGGTATTCGTCTGATTTTTCATAATTTGTTGGATTGGACACCTGGTAATCTGATAAGCGTTTTTCAACATCTGCCTTTTGCTGAAGTAGGTTTTCATAGTCATCTAATTTCTGTTTGGCTACTTCAAGCTGATTTCCAAAATACATGTCTGGAATGGCCTGACCATATGTGGTATTTCCAACTTCAACTTGTGACATATCCCAACCAGCATATCTTGTTCCGGAACCTTGACTGTCAAAATATTCCTTTGCCCTTTCGTTCGCATCTTGCTTGGCAACATTAGCTAAAGCTTTTCGGTTTCCTAATTGGCGTTCTAATTCCTCATTAGTTTCTTTGAGCTTTTGAAGTTCATCCTGTTCAACAAATGTAAGATGCTCTTTCTTATTTAATTCATCAATACGTTTACTCGTAGATTCTAATTCTGAATTAATGGAACTGATTTCTGTCTCTAAATCAGAATACTTTTTTGCAGATTCTTCAGCTGCTTTTCTGAGATTTTCAACACGGTTAACAAAGTAGTCCCAAGCTTTACCAGCGGCCCATATTCCAACATTTATTGCCAACATAATACCAATATTAGCGGCGGCTGATTTTAGGGCTGCACCGAATTTGGATGTAGCGGTGGAAGCGGATTGCAAGTGTTTCTGATACTGTACCATTAAATCGCCAGATGTGTCGGCAGTTGATAGGAACTTAATAAAATCATTATCTGTTACTTTGCATTCTTTTGCAAAATTTATTAATTCATCAGTTTTCCACAATTTACTATTTGGGTCGGAATTCAGTAAATCAATAAATTCCTTAACTTCTGAACTTATTTCAGGAATTTCTTTTTTGAATTTGCTAAATATAGTAGTCCAGCCTTTATCAGCGTCATTGTTTACAACGATTGTAAATTCTGATAAAATATAAATATAGAGCTTGGAACAATATAATTATATTGGAGGAGTATTATATGTCACTAATTCATTGCCCAGAATGTGGTAAAGAGGTTTCTGATAAATCAGATAAATGTATACATTGCGGATATCCAATTAATAATAACAACATATGTAAAGTAAATGGTACTGATTACGATTTATCTTTTTTATTAGACGAGTCATACAGTGTTTTATATAAAGTAAGAGATTTAATTCAGATTAGTAAAAGCGATATAGTTCATGTAAAACCAGTAGTAGAAAAAATTATACAGGAAAAAGAAATACCAAGTGTTATCAACCTTCCATTAAAGCAGAAGATTGATAATACACCAAAGTGTCCAACTTGCGGTTCAACAAACATAGAGAAAATTTCAATGACTAAGAAAGCGTTTGGAGGTGCCATGTTTGGATTATTTAGCAGCGATGTTAGAAATACAATGAAATGTAAAAATTGCGGAGCTAAGTGGTAAATAAAAGACACCTTAATTTGGTGTCTTTTATGTATGCCGTATTCCTTCATCATGCTGGCTTTCAGAATAGTAACGTGTGAATATAATTTGATTATTTTGATAAATATATTCTATTCGTTTTCCTTGAGATATTCTAAATCTACCTGTAAATTCACCTATCATTTCATCATCTAACGATTTATCATTTTGAGTGATTGTAAATGAAAACACTAGTTTTTTAATTATCTGAGTTATGATTTTTATTCTTAATTTTGTTGAGTTAATAGATTTTATATCTTTAATAAATTTTGAATCAAAACAAAAATCATACAGATATACTTTATCTGTATAGTACATTTCGTTATGTACTTTATTAATTAATTCTATAATACAAGATGATGAAAGGCTACCCCACGCCTTGTCAAATTCATTATCAATCACGAAATCATTTGTCAAATTGGTAAAAACTAACGGTATAATAGAATCTTCTACATTGAAACAAATCAAATTAAATTCTTTATCATTTTTACTTGTAACCAAAATATTTGGCACCTCGTTATTATGAATAACCTGGTGCAACATGTGATAAAAATTCTCTTTGATGTGTATATCTGCAATATCTATTGTAAAATCTGGATTACATTCCATTACATGGTCAAAAGTTTCTAACGATATTTCTAGTGTGTTTTTATATAATATATGAGAAATACTAGGCATAATTGATTTATAGAAACTTTTATCTAATTTCCAGGGATGTATATTTGTTTCCCACAATAAAGAAGCAATTTCATCATTCCATAAAATGTAAATATCATCATGGTTATTTACATAATCTAAGACATCTAATAATGAGCTTAAAAATGTATCCCGTTCTACTTCATTATTCCATACTTCAATAGTTGTAAATAGTTTATCAGGTTCGAAAATTAAATTCATAGAAATTAATCCACCTTAGATTTTTTCACGAAGATATCTTCTTTTTTCTATACCAGCACGTATGATTTTTTCCTGTTCATTCGGAAATTGGTCAAAGAACCCGTCAGGCCAATCGATAATACCACGACAGGAATCAATTTTAATGGGAGTTATTTTTGTTTGCTCAAATTTATTTTCCTTTTCTAAATAATATATATGAACTAAATCATTTATCGTGTTAGTATTATCTTCAAGTATTCTTCTAACTATACGATTTATTATATGGTCACTATGTGTTTCAATAATTAAACTTCTCCCTGACTGTGCCATTGCAATAAAAAAATCTGCTATTCTCATTTGTAATTTTGGGTGTAGATGTATCTCTGGTTGCTCTAATAATAAAGACTGCTCTTTATCCATAATAAGTCCTTGTACTATTATTGGTAATACTTGACTAACACCAAACCCGACATCAACAATATTTTGCTCTCCAATTTTTAAATCAATATGCCCATTTGTACCATTAAGAGTCAATGAACCAAAATTGAAATAATCAGTCCACTGCAATAGGAGATGGAAAAAGTTTATAGACTCCATATCATGTTTTAAAAAACAGTCTTCAAAAATAGGAGGAAAAGTTTCTGTAGAAATATCCTCATTTACATTTTTTGCAATTATTGTAGGTGTAAATTCACCATAAATTCCAACAGTATTTGAGTTGCCTTTTATAAAATAATCACGTTCAGGATTATTTCTAAGAGGAGCAATGTAATTAATACCTAGAAATTGATTAGAGGCAATTTTTGATATAGCCATTATATTATATAATACAGATTTATAGTCTTCAAAAAAATTTGAATATATATTATTTATTTTCAACGATGAAAAACTACATTTACATTTCAAGTGTCCTTTTTCACTAATAGAATTGTTGGTTGGTATGTTTTCGTAATGTAAAATATTATTTTCATATTCGATAACTCCAGAACGCCTAGTTATTTCACAATTATTTATGTCAAAAAGTTTGATATTGATTTTATATTTTACTAAATGATTTGAATATATAAATTTTGAGAAAGAATCATCGGCTACATCATCAGGTAAAGAGATATTAAGTTTCAGTGTTATTTCAAATGAATTAATTGGGGAATGCTCTTTATTATATAATCTTCTTAATTCTTTATAAGAAGCTGCATCTTGATAAGGTATATATTTACCAATATTTTTGTTTCGATAGTTGTTAATTCTAAAAGTGTTTTCAAATGAAATTACTTTAGATTTTATATCTTCTAATTGCAAACCTTCAAATGTATCTGATATATTATTACTAGAACATCTTGACATTATATCATTAAAGTTACCAATATCAGCAAGTTCGCCATTTAATGTTAGATAGTCTTCAGAATTATTGCTTTGTACACTTTGTTTTAGTGTTAGTAAACTTTTTAATATAGAAGATTTTCCAGAACTATTAGCCCCACACAATACCGTAAGTGGGGCAATATCGATTGTAGTCTCATCTTTAAAACATTTATAATTTTCTAAACTAATAGATTTTAACATTCCCATACCTCCGTACTCCTTTCATTCTACCAGATTATACCAAGTAAATCAATTTAAATATGCCCCTACCATGTAAAATAAAGTCTATAAATTATATACTTTTACTATTATAATCTACTAAATATAGAATGTCAACATAAAGGATATTATTTATAGACTTTATTCTCTAATTAGCTTATAATAATAGTATTCCATACGGACAGGAGATTATGATGGATTTTGGAAGCCGACTAAAAGAATATCGAAAAAAGAACAATCTTACTCAAAAGGAATTGGCTCAAATTATAAATGTCAGTGTAAAAACCATATCTGCCTACGAAAATAGGGAAAATAGGCCCACTTACAATGATTTTATCGAAATATGTAATAAGCTAAAGGTAGATGCACACTATTTTATGAAAGACGAGCTAAAATATATTGCTGATTCCTTATCAAAAGAAGATCAGCGTATTTTAGATGCCTACAATAATCTTTCTATGTCTAATAGAAGGATTGTTGATTTTATTTTTGGTTTTGTAGACACTTCGGATAATCAAATAAATAGTAAAAGTATTTATCGTTTTCCTGTTTATGACCAAGAGGCCGCAGCCGGCGCAGGTATACTCGGTAGAGACGGCGAGTACCAAATGGAGGATATTGTATCAGACGATATTCCATCTGAAGCAGTATATGGAGTCAGGATAAATGGTGAAAGTATGTCACCTGGTATTCAAAACGGTGCACTTGTACTGGTTAATCCAAAATTCAACGAATTCAATCTTGATAATGAAATTGTAATAGCAAATTTTAAAGGCGATATACTCTGTAAACGGTATAAACCCAGAGAGGATTGTATTTGGTTTTCATCCGACAATGAAGAATGCATTGAAGATGATAGAAGAGCTTACTCAAACGATGAGTATCAGATTATTGGTGTGGTGGTAAAAATAATCCAATAAAGTAGGTGGTACTACGATATGGTGTATTTGCTATGGGCAAAGTTGGTAAACAATGGCATTGCAATAATTGTAAAAGTGATTTTAAATTAATCATAAAAAGACACCAGTTAAGGTGTCTTTAGCCTTACGTTAAGTTCAGAATTGAAATTTATTAAACTAGAAACTCGAAATCGTGCGGTTTTATCTACTCTGTCTTTATTTGCTACTTTAACATATGAATCAATATACTCGATAACTTGTTTCTGAATTATATTATAATTTTCATTTATAATCAATTGTTGTTTGTTCGTTATTCGTGGAATATCATATCTAAAATATTTTGGATTATTTATTATCATTGTATATCTATAATCTAAACCAGCATTTGGCTTGGATTGACTTGGAACCGAAAACCCTATTCTTCCGAATACTCTTACAGGTTCACCTAGTTTCTTCCTTAGCGGTACTAATACGTTACAATTGTTATATTTTAGATTTAGGCACAAATGGGTTCTTACATTATGTTTAGATTCATCAAATTCATCCAGTATATTCTTAAGGTGAGGATAATCTAAATAAAATTGATTAACTATGTAACAATATATAGCAGTTCCCATTTTATCTCCTAGTAAAATAGGAAGCATTTCTGCTTCCTACATAATTTTTTGCTTTTTTATTAGCCAGGTGACAGCAATAAACCCCTCGCAATATTTTCAGGTTATTTTTAGCCAGACACTCCTGAACCATGTCTCGAAACAGAATCAAATAAGATTCCTTACTTATATTATACACAATTCTTGGAAAATGAACACCATCAAGTTAAACAAAAAAATGCGTAATAATATAGCAAGGTGAACAAAAGTGCACCAAAAGCTATTGTTTATCAAAACAGCTAGAAGTCAATTTAAATGTAAAAACTGTGGAGCGAAATGGTAACGTTAAAAGACACCTTAATTGGTGTCTTTAAATAATTATAAAATATGGAAAGCGGAGCATTAGTCACACTAAGCCCCGCAATATTGGTGGTCTTGTATGTTATCCACAAGTCACACTTTTGATAACACACTTACTCCTAAACACTAGTCACACTATTTTTAAGAGTAATACCATTATATCTCTGGCAAATAAGCGGTTAATACGCCATAATAGTCTTGTATAACTCAATCATTGCCATACTCAATTTTGACAATGAATCAAATTCTCGATTTTTATATACTTCATCGGAAGACTTTTTCAACAACTCAAACTGATTGATTAAGTCTTCTTTTTTAATTTCTTTTTCTTTATCCATAATTTTATTCCTTTGCTACATATTTTAGTCGTTGTGTATTTGCTGTTGGAAAAGCAAGTAAGCAATGGCATTGTAATCACTGCAAGAGTGATTTTTAAAGAGACTAGAAATAGTCTCTTTTCTATTAGATAACAAAATATAACTTTACTTGTATGGTATTTAAAATAGTGCTACCAGATTTTGTCGGATTATGGTAGAATAAGGGAGGGGGTATAGCGCATTTAATATGAATCAATCTGTAGGTATATTTGGAGGTTTACAATGTCATATGCTATTTTAAAAGAGGGTTTGAATCAAATAGACAAAATTACAAAATGGTCTCTGTTCCTAATCCATTATAACCATAAGACACATCCGAATGAGTATACATGTTATCCATTATATTTTGAACCAGTTAATCTTATAAATACAGTTGTATCTCGTCAAAAAACTACTTTTGAAAAAAATATTGAAGCCTTTGATGAAAAGGTAATCAAATATACAGGTTTTAATTCAAAAGGAGTTATTGACAAAATTGATATGAGTGATGAACTTATAAACACTCAGTGGGCAGCATTATTACGGCATATACAGGACCATGATGATTCCAAAAAGATAGATGAGATTAAGGCAGGAGCGTACATTTTTGTTGGAATATACAAAAATGATGATGGAGAGGATAGTAACTTATATTTGCTAACTAAACGTAATCCAATTGTTAATCTAAAAAAGTCAAAACGTTCAGTTTTTGTGTCAAGATTAAATACACTAGCTGAAGTAACTGAACCGATGGTTCAATTCGGAAGTTGTTTCGATGCTATTATTTATAGTAATGCGATATATATGATAAACTCGAATTGTGAATCGGTGTTTAACCTTGAATACTCTCATAAAAAAATCTGCCAAAAACATTTAAATGAGTTGGAAACGATGGATATGATTGAAGATTTTGATGAATACGTTTCCTATGCAAATAAAGGACAGACACCAAAAAAATTTATATCTTATTCATCTCAGGTTGTTAACTATCTAAAAAAGCCAACAAGCAGAGAAAAGTTTGCAAAGATATTTGGAATACCATATGATAAAAAGAATAAAAAGTTTGATTTATCGAATCCCCAAAATGCCAAGAATTTTACTCTTGGCATATGTGGTAAGGCAAAGCGAGAACTGACAGAAGACAGCTTATGTGAAGTACCTATGTCCATGCCTCTTAAGACTTCGTGAGATAGAATGGTTTATCTAAGCAAATAATCTCTACAGTATTTCCTTTATTGGCGCATAAATTGCTTTGACTGATAATCATTGACTGCGTGGTGGGAACGTCTGGCTCCGCAATCCATTGAAGTTCACAGTTATAGAACTTATAGCTCTTAAATTCAAAAATAAGATTTGCATAAACATTATTATTTCTTACACATAGAAACATTAAAATGCCATAGTATACCAAGAACATAATTGCTCCGTCCCATTGAGTGAAATCGAAAGCAAAAAGCGGAAGTATATATGAAAGTAAAAATTCAGATGTTATTCCTGTTTCTTGCTGTGCGTCTATGATTTTATACCTAACTCCATGTTCATGGGATACGTTAGTAATCATCTTAGCAATAATTAGTATGGAAAAGATAAGGCCTAATAAAATGAGTACTATTTCTATTATTTCTGTATATGGATTAGAACCATCTCTTATGAGGCTTAATACATCAATAAACAAGATGGTAATCCACAGTGGTATAAAAGATGTGTAAAACATTGCAACTTTAAAATATTTATTCATATAACCACCTCATTTATTATTATATGATTTTGTCAAGTTAGGGGTGTAGATTAATTTTATCAAAATAGAAGAGCAGATACAATATATATAAAGGAATTTGTAATGAATTATGAATTGAAACGTATCAAACAGCTTTGCCATGAACGTGGTTGGAGTCTCTATCGTCTTGCCCGCGAAATGAATGCATCACCAAACAATATCTACAATATTTTTATCACCATGTCAAAATTTTATGCCGAAGATGAAAACATAAAAACACAGGACGACATTCTCTTTATATATAATAAATTAACTCCGGTTAACAAAGCCAAGGCAGAAGCATATATGTTAGGCTTATGGTTAACCAATGAATAACTAAATTCCATTCCCGTTTCCAAGCCAGAAATAGATGTGTATAATTTGTACTAAGCAGGGCAGTAGCAACTACTGTTCGCTCCCCTGTTCGCTTCACGCAGCCTTTCGCCACGGTTACGGATCATGTATATTACAGTCTGGTATCAAACCAGGCCATGTCTTGTCAGCCTCTCGCGCGATATATTATGGATATATACATTCTACACGTAAAACATATACCGCGTCGGGACCACCATTTTTGTACAATTGTACTTAGCTGTAACGCACCCACATGGAGCTTTTATTGCAGCGTTATCAGTACCTAATTGATAGGCTTACGGCTTCCCCCGATATTCGACTTATTTAGGATTTAAATCCAAGGATTAGTCTACTCGATGAACGACCAAATCGTAGAACACCCACTATTTTGTAGTAGGGGGCTTGTAAACTATGACGAGTAACTTACGTTAACCCTAATCCCTTTGCGCCAAATATTCCGCTCGCGCCCACGGATAATGTACCTAATAGACCTAACTTTTCAGTGGCAAAATCGATAACTTCAGCGATTGTGGTAAATCCATCAACAGTATTTTTCATGACATCTCTGTCAAATAAATTCTGAGCAATACCAGTACCAGTTTCAGACAAGCGATTTAATTTATAATCCAGTGAATCATAAATTACTTCCATTTCCTGCATAGCATTGCCAGCAGAGTTTGTCATGGAATCCAGCGAAGTTTTCGCAGTATCAAAGTTAGATATCATAGCAGATACAATTTGCCCCTGCCGTTTTCCTGCCAAAACTTCAAGAAGTTGAGCCTGATTTTTGTCAGTCAATTCATTCCAAATTTTGCTAATATCGTCTAAAATTTGATACGTAGACTTATATGTGTCTTTGGAATCATCAGTAAATAAACTGATGCCGCCAGGTGTAGAGGCAGATTTGGTCAAGCTTGCTATTTCACCCGATAATTGCTCAATATTTCCTATATATTCTTCCGTCTCTTCGTCATAACCTCGAATCCTCATGGAAATAGTCTTTAAAGCCGTCCCTACAGCGTCCGCATTTCTTGTGATTTCTGTCGCTGCCGTACCTAGCGCAATTGTCTGTTCTAATGTATTATTTGCGGCGGCCATAGCAGAAGATGATCTGGTTAAAATATCTACAATATCTCCATTAGAAACTGCCTGTGTATTACCAATGATATTTATTTTAGAAATAATACCATCCAATGAATCATCTGCTTCCAAGCGGAATGCCTTAAGTGTACTGACTAATCCATCGGTTGCCTTTTGAATACTTAGATCTGGAGATATAGCCTCTAAAATGGCAGAATTTTTAGACATAGTTTGAGCATCTTTAATGGCATAACCGAGTCTTGACCATTCACTTGCTTGACTAATTATTTCTTTTGTTGTAACACCAAGTTGTTTAGCAGTAGTATTAGATTCGCTATAGAACTGTTTCAGTTCACTAGAAGTTGCAGTGGTTGTTTTTCTTAAATCAACCAATTCTGTATCCAATTCTCGTACCACTTGTGGCATCTGTCTAAGCCAATGCCAAAGTTCCATAACCGATCCAGTGGCCAGTGCCCAGCCACCAAACTTCTCAATAGCTTGTTTGAATTTATCGGTCCAGGATAATCCCAATTTATTCATTGCGCGCAGTTCAGCATCCAGACCTTTAAATTGCGCCCTGAGATTATCAAAAGTACCCCTTGTCATATCATCAGCAGAATTAAGTGTATTAATCCATTCAATGATTTGCTGCTTAGACTGTTTAGTCATGGCAGTATTCTTTTGAAGATAATTGTTTAATTCGTTTATAAGGGATATACGACGATTGTCTCCGTTAGAAATTATCTCATTTGACTTTTGGCTTTTAATTTGTGTTATGAGATTTTTTGTTTTCTCAAGAAGTTTCTGGTATTCTTTTTCATAATCTAATCGTTTATCACCACTAGAGAATTTCATATCATTATAAGCAGCCTCTAATTGTTTCAATGCGGCACTTGCTTGTAAGAATGATTCTCCACTTTCAATTCCAAATTTACTTAACTGTTGCTGGATTGAGACAATCTGGGTTGAATATTTCTCTGTATCGATTCCGAGCTGAATTTCTTTTGACTTATTTGCAATTCTTTGGCGTAGGTTATATTCTTCCTCAAGCGCCTTATTTACAGCTTTATCCTGGGCAAGTTGATGGCGCTTTTCTTCTGCCTGACGTGCTTGTTCTGAAGACTCACGTCCTTTCGCCATAGCATTTACTAGCTTTTCCTGTTCTTTAACAGCCTGTTTGGCTCCGGACTCAATTTCTTTATAATACTGCTTGGCCCATTGAACAGCTTGTTTATCAGAAACAGCATCTCCAAGTATATCTTTAATGATTCCTGATAGCGCTCGAAACTGTTTTTCGATATCAGCCTTATTCTTTGCAAAATCTGAAAAATCAATATCAGCTTGGATTTCTAATCTCTTTTTTGCTAAGTCTTTTTGAACTTTGGTTAAACTACTATCGTCAATAATAGCTTGAAGAAATATTTTGAAACTATCGTTCATTCATGACTCCTTCCGTAATTTACTGCAATAAAAAAACACCCTCACGAAAGGAGAGTGCTAAGAAAAGAAATATCAGTTTTGACACTGACACTCTGTAATTTGTGTTTTGTTTTTTTGATGGATGGTGATATAATTTCTTTATTAAAATAAATGAGGTAAAAACATATGCTCACAAAAGAACAAGAAAAAATTTTGACATTCCTACTATCATTGCCACGAGACACCAATAACCGAATAACAGTAAGCAGAAAGAATTATAATCTTGATTATTCTGAATCCGATTTTATTACTAAACTGAGAGATATAGAAACTCTCGGATATTTTGAGATTAAATATTTAACAGGACATCACAATACTTTAAAAACTTATATTGAGGTTATTCCCAATGGAAATACATTATCTTATTTTATGGATAAAAAGAATAAGGAATCTCAAAAAAGAAGAGATTTAATCAAGTGGCTAATACCTGTAATTATTTCCTCATTATCATTATTATGGAATATACTTAATACGTTGTATTCAACTCACTTAAAAGAATTAATAGATAATCTGACATCTCAAATAAATTAATAGTTGTTATGATGGCAGAAATAAGAGTAAGTGTAGCAATGACTGTTTGTACTACCCATCCATATTTATACATCCAATCGAGAAATTTATCCATTTTCATTTCCTTTCTATGAAAAGTTCACAGTTTGCATCAGCTACAGATTTTTCTGTTTATCAAAATTGCAGTACAATAATTTCTGCTGGAGTAATCACGTTAATTACTTAATGAAATATCTTGGAATATGGGGTGATGCGGATAGTAAGTAGTGGTAGACAGAAAGGGTGTACCTTGAGTAAGCACATCCTTTTTGTGTACAAGAGTTAATACTCATGGATTTCTGCTTACTTCATCCCAGGCATTCCAAGAGAGGTTTCGCAAAACTTTTTAATATCCTCTACAGACTTACCTTCATTACACATATTGAGAACTGCGCCGAGGATTCCTGTTGCTCCGGCCTTAAGTCCTTGGAATCGCTGTTCCTTAAGCTTTTCCGTAAATAATTTCTCGAATTCCTTTTCTTGTTGTTTTGTCATATAAATTTTCCTTTCATGATTAATTACAAACATATGTTTAGAGTTTATTATTTGGGATGATTTTGGTAAAATATAAATGAGTACATATGCGATTGTACAACCACATTACAATCCATTGCACGGCTATGTGCTTGGCATTTGCCTGTGGGAGTATTTTTATACGAATCCTACAAAACGGTACATAGTACCAGAAAGGTCAAATGGTATTTCTAGTGTTTTTAAACACATCTTTGGATTCTCCAAATCAATATCTTCCCTTTCTTGTATGTCACAGTACAGAAGGGAGGTGAGATATGGAGATAGTACTAGCATTAATTGGCTCTATCCTTATGCTGGGTGCTGTTTGTTATTTAGGAAGTCTTGTTCTGCTCAAGGACACAAAAGAATTCCATATGCATTTTGGCTTATTTAAAGGATTTGATATATCAGGAACCTTTTTTGATAGAGACAAAACACAAGAAGATTAGTTGTTTTTTACCATTTGGGAGTAGGAGAGAGTGAGTAGAGAGTGATGAGAGGTAGCATCGTAGAAATACGGTGCTATTTCTCTACATAGAAAAGGATGGAAGAGCAGTTAACTCAACCATCCTTGATTTATTAGCATTTCTTAGCCATATTCTTGAATACTTCCCAACGGGCCTGTACATTCTCTTTAGCAGCAGATCCGGAACCGCAGAGATTCCTGTACTCGTCATTCTGTTCATAGCTATTGAAGAATTCCTTTGCGAGTACCATGTATTTATCTTTTCCACCCTTGTACTTAATCACCTTGCACATACCAGCAACAAACATCGGGATAGAGGTCTTCTTCAAATTTGGAATCTTTTCTGTAATTCTATGATTAATAGAATCAGCAGCGTTGATAATCAGTTCAATGACTCCCTGATTGTTTTCTTGTTCATTAAACCAGCTTATAAACGCCTGGATATCCTCATTTCTAAATCCAAATTCATGCTCCTTGCTATAACCTGAAGTTAACATCATGACTTCGAGAATAAGATTGCGGTCCTCACTATTCTTAAAAATACCGACACTGAAAATTCTTTCCCAGAGGTTTGGCATTTTCTTTTCTTTCATAACTGGCTTACCATCTTTCACGATGATTTCGCCAGCACGATTTTTCTTTTCAACTTCATAAGTAAATCCATCAGCGTTTAATATGCTTAAAATCTGTCCATATAATTCATTACTAATATTCACAGAATTTTTCTGTGCATTAGTGAGAGGTCTGCCAGAATTCTTACGTCTGAATAATTCAGTAATTTCTTTATTCGTGGCTTCATAATAGAAGTCTATTGGCAATTCATAATAACTAAGTTTGCTCTTTATTTCCTCGTCTAGTTCTTCAAACTTCTTTCCCCATAATGATTCTGATGGATAGAATGTTTTTCCTTCGATAGTAAAGGGAACATCATCTAACTTCTTTGATAAACGATACTCGCCATTTATAAAATCGGCAAAATTGGTTATACGCTGAACACCGTCAATAACAGCATTATTTAATTTAATAATATCGCCAGTTGTTTCATCTACCACACTAACTACAATCGTAACAGGGTCAATTAGGTATTCACGCAACACGCTATCAATCAATTCTGCCTTCTGTAATGCATTCCACTGTCCAGAAGGACGCTGAAGCGGATGTTTAAAATTGTATTTACCGTTCTTAACTTCTTCCGCCAAAGTAGGAAGACCACGACGTTTTGATTCCGACCTCATAATTTATACCTCCATAAAAATTATCGTTAGTATTTTCTATTTCAGTATAGTCTATATATAAAAATATAGCAAGAAATTTTAGATGTTTATTTTATGGATAGTCCAACTTTTCTTAATTCCTCTTTTAATATCTTTATTGCATTTTCCTGGCAATATTTTTGAAACACTTCCCAAAATCTATGCTCTTTTGTCTCATCTGTTACCCATCCACCATGCGATCCAATTGATGCAGCAAGTAACTGCTTCTCACCTGTCCAAAAGCTGTTGTAGTTCATAGCTGTTTCATCCATATATACAGAGCCTAAATTTTGATTGAGCATTTTTGTCGTAGCCGATTTCCAGAATTGGTACGATCTAATATAGAATGAGGGCGTGAACGTGTCATAAAATTCATCATCTATTATCTGTTGTAACGCTCCCAGGAGCCTATTACAAGCATTCTCTACAGCTTTATCACATAATATCTGCATATAATTCTTCAGTTCTACAGGTGTTCTAAACACTTTACTCGCCATCACAACACCTTTTGGGCATGACAAAGTAATGACCTATAATCCAATAATACGGTCGTGGTTCTTCGTGAAATAGATAATAATTATATGCATCGGCTACAAGTATTCCAAGTATCGTAATGAAAATCCATACTATTGAAAACGGCAAGCATATTACTCCATCATAATTAAGAGGCATGTTGGAGTAGTCCCACATCGGTGTCTGATTAAGAATTTTCAGCCCCTCACCAATGATAAGCTCAAAACCAGTCACGATGGCTGACCCGATACATCCTTGCAGGATTAAATCGAGATTCCAGGAGATTATGTTATTAATCTGGTCAAAAAGCAAGAAGGAGATACCGCCGACCGCTCCCATAAGAGGATAGCTTATGTTTTTATATGTAACCTCAATAGCAATATATGCACAATACCCAACCAAGAAGAGTGTAAGCAATTTAGCAAGAATATATGTCCATTTTCTTTTGTTCATATTCTAATCCTCTTTTATTGAGATATTTGCGTTGCGTTCAGCTTCAGCCTGGTCATGAATAATATCTGCCAGCTTCATAATAAATTCGTCTTTCAATTCATTAAATGGAACGTCCTTCAAGGCCGCGTAAAGGTCGGAGAGGAGAGCTGTGATATCTTTCTGTTCTGTGATGAGTTTTTCAATAACAGTGTATAATGCTAATTTAATTTTCCATTCCTTGAGCTTCATTTTAATAAGTGTAATCATAAAATTCTCCTAAATGTGTATTTGTTTGATTAATGTTTCAATATCATATCTGTAACGTGTGCGCTTAATATTGCATGAAACCGAAATGGCTCCATATTTCTCTAAATCCTGTGTATTAAAAGACTTTTTATCAAGTGCACATTTCATATTGATAAAATCATCAATTATCATAAAATATGTTGCATTATTCTTTTCTCTGAAATTAAAAAAGAAGCAAGGTATAACATTGTGTTTACCTGCTTCTGATAATCCTGTTATTTGGTTATCTTTAATCATTGTGTAGGGAATACTAGAGCCTTTAGTTGATTTCAGTTCCGCAAGATACAATGTCCTGTACTTATTATTGAATATAAGAAAGTCACAAATATTTGTACTGGCGAAGCGTGTGTTAGTACCACCACTAAAAGATGCAGCATTATCTCTTAAGCGATAGACCCAATTCTCATTATTATCTATGCTGGATTTAAAATCTTCTTCAAATCGCTTCCCTGGGTTACTCATGTACTTCACCAAATTCTTTTATTAGCTTTTCTGTAAAATATATCTGTCCTTTACCAGTAATTAAAGGTTTATATGTAGTTATGGTTTTGCCATAACCATTATCAGTTACATATTCGTCATAATCCATATAGCCTCCAGATAAAGCTCTTTGTGTTGGTTTGTTCCTTAAATCACCACAGATACACAAATAGTCATTATCTCTTAACCACTGAAAAAGTTTGTTCCTACCAAACTTTCTGAAAAGTGGATTCTTTTGTAACACACCAGAGAATTTACCAATAGATATAGAATTTATAGAAGTATGTACTGCATCGTGAAATTCTGCTTTAGGTTTAAGTTCGTTATTCTCAGCAATGAGCGGAGCAGTGGCTTCTTGAACTTCTAATTGTGTTAACTCTTTTGACGCAAGAATACCATCTTGACCACCATTATATATCATTAATAAGAGATGTGCCTTTTTGTTTACATCAGAGTTTATTACTTCACGCATTGCAAAATATTCTCTCCGTAGTTTCTTACGGATTTTTTTTGACTGTTCTGTTTTCATAAAACCAACAAGTAACATGTAGCCTTGCTCAGACAGTAAATATATATTAGTTGAATTAGAAATAGACTGTCTGTTCATGAAATTCAATAAAAACTCGGTACTTTCTAAGTACCCACTTTTTAAATCTAAAATATCAACCCCAAATTCAAATTCATCTATATTTTCATTTATTAGCTGGTTGATTTTCTTTAGTGGTTGCCCATGAATTTGGGAAATGGTTTTTGCTAATATCACTTTCTGATTTTCACCAAAACCGCCTTCGATAATAGGTATCTCAATCCCCATAAATATTTGTGTTCCATTATTTTTTAATTCATTCATACTTTGTACCTCAACTTTCTATAATCCCCTGAATCAGTTAATAAAAGAGTGGTAAACGTGGTCAGAGGTATCCCACTTCGACGGGTAATTACTCCGTCTATTCACCACTCAAGAAACAGGCTCAATGACTTCCTGTCTCACAGATATTTAAAAATACCTGTATCAAACCATTGTCTCTCATACAGATATTCTCTTTTTGATTTCTGAGAAACACAAAAAAACCTCAACCATAATCAAGGTTCTAAAAAATGTGCTTCTCCAGTAAATCTTTTAAACAAATGTTCTGAATTGTATAATCTCCCAAGTATGTTATAATAATCCTGTGGTGGAATGACTATCCAAAAGATAGTTGTAGGAGGGCCAACGAGTAGTCAGTACGGTCGCCAGAAATGGCAGGCGTCAGCCCATAGTCCTCACTAGAATGCGGTTTTGGTATACCTTTTATATAGATATCAAAAAAGTATTGGGGTGAGGTTAAATGGAGTTCAGAATAAATTCTGTATTTATGGTTCTACTAATTGTTTTAGTAGCAATCATCAAGTACGCCTAATATCTGATGAAAGTTGGTGGGACTATTATCATCTTGGTAGTAGTGATTATACTATCAGAACGTGTTAATATATTTAAGGGCGGCTACGCAAGAAACCGCTCTTTCATTATTAAAACTAAGAAACTAAATCATCATATTTTATAGGTAATGCTAGAACTTCAGGTTCTAACTTGTCATGGTATATATCATCGCCACCAGCGGCAACATAACATTTTCCAAGTTCTTTAAAGGTCTTTAAACCTTCCCTTGTGACATAGCCTTGTTTTGTAAATTCCATATGTAACCGATACAAAGTAGATCTAAATGAAGAAATAGTACGATCATTATCCATAACGATATGATCTTTGAGCATAAGCTTTATCTCTTTAACATCGTTATGTGTATCTGATTCATAAGAAGATAATAAGTCAATTTGCTGTTGTTGACGCTCTATACTCGCTGCCATTTCTCGTTTTTCTTTCATTGACCTTGTTTCAAGTTTTGTATTCGGGAACCATTTACAAAAGATTCCGGCAAATTTATCAAAACTAATGATTATCAACCCAAGGAAAATGACAATACTAGTCCAATCATACGATAGTAATTCTTTTAATTCTGACATTATTCAAGTTTAACCTCCTCTCATTGTATTACTCAGCCAAATCATATTTCAACAGATCTGGAGTAGAGGTATCCCACTGCGGTTCATAAATTCCATCTTTATTGACAAAATAGTATTTATTGGAATTAATATCTTTGGATTTTATGTAAGCAGATTTTGCCATTGAACCGTCAGAAGAAAGATAGTACTGATTGCCTTTATACGCAATCCATTGACTGGAGTACATATAGCAGTCTGGTCCAAACCAGAACCAATTTCCTTCGTATTCATACCATGTATTTGAAATGGCATGACCAGCTGCGTTAAACCAACTCCAACGGCCTGTAGAGTCCTTATACCAGTCATCTTTTACATAGTTCCCAGTGTCTCCAAGATAAAATCTCCAACCACCATCTTCTTTATACCAACCGGATTTATTCTCACTATCGTCATCCTGTATAAATCTTTTTACACATACGAGGCCCTTACGCCAACCGCCAGAAGCCCAGGAACTATATCTAGTTTTACAATAAGCATCCATATTCTTATAGGATGGTACACCGCTGCCATGACCACTAATAATCCAGTTTCCATTAGAATCTTTATGATGGACCATCTCTACATGTCCGATTTTCTTTGGTCTGGATGAGTCGGAACCTGCAAATAGCAGCATATCACCAGGTCGCAGAATTTCTGGATTCTGTATAATACCATTTCTTATAATTGCATCTACGAACGTAAGCTTGTTAGAATCATACATGCCGGCAGTATTCAGAATACCAAAATTGTCACCAGCTTCTTTGTATGAATATGAAATAGAGGAACTGCAATCAGAATAATATTTTCCGTCTTTATACTTTTTGAAACAGTAATCACGTAGATTTTGATTATAAATATTGCGTCCAATTATAGAAGCATAATTGTCAACCACTTTCTGCCTCCGTTGTTTTGATGTTGTCATAAATTACTCCTTTTTGTGTTCTATATCTACACCAAGAATTTTACCCAATGAGATAACTGATTTACTTACGTAAATTACAATTGCTGAGTTCATAATAAACTGTGGTGTTACTCCGATAGAAGATAAGTCAGTTGAATCGAAGCAATAAGCAGTTCCAACAAACATACCACAAATAATAAGTGCTTTTGCAATTCCGTTTATCAGTTTTTTTGTGTCAAATGATAAACTTTTGGTTCCAATATTGTAATACAATCCGGCCCCAATATTCATGAGGATTGCAACTACCAATATTGGCAGTGTTCTAATGATTTCGTCCATTTATATTTCCTTTCTTTAATTATGGCAAGCATGAGACTTGACTGTCTATTGTACATATGCTGAGTGTCATGTACTCACAGTTACGTCATCTACTTTTACGTCCATCATCTTGGGCAACCATAAACAATCTCATTGAATTTTTCAAAGTATCACATAGTCTATAATTTTTGTGATACTTCCATGTTGTGATTCCAGCTTCAGTCTTTACAAAAGTATATGTTATTTCTATATAGTAAAAAATAGGGACATAACGTACTTGTGATGGATTACAAGTGGTTATATCCCTATTCCTCATTATCCATCACTAAATTTTCATTATTTTTCTTTGGTATGTGATTCTTAATAGACTCTTTTACTTTTTCTTTGTCAAATTCTTCTTTTGAAACGACTGTATAGTTTCCTTTATAAGACTGGATATATGCATGATGATTTATCAATTTATTGGTTGGAACCTGAATTTCTTTATCATCAAATAACACGACAGAAACTATATCATTTCGAGAGATTACGTTACATTCTTTTATCATATATACCTCGTAAAAAGAGGGCATATCGCAGCCCTCTTGTATAAATTTATTCAGTTTCGTCAGTAAGTTCAATCATATCAAGAACATTACCGTTCTCATCCACCAAGGCATCACAAGTAATCGTAATTTCTGCGGGATCGCCACTGGATGACATGGATAAGTCAAGCTTTTTCTGAGGACTTGCTTTATAAGCAGTAATTCTCATTGGAACCAGTTCTCCGTTTTCATTCTTATCTAAGGTGGACATCTGAATAAAGAAGTCCTTTGGAATCTTCTTATTATTGAAGGATACCTTCTGAACACCAGAAGTCTTTTCCTCTAAATATCCGACAATATACAATTTATTTTGAGCAATCTCGGAACTGGTTTTAGCAGTAAATACTTTATCGGCTAATGTACCTTCAATAGATTTACCACCAAAATCACCTTCAGCGTAAACAAATACAGTGCCAACAATCGGAGCGTTAGGAAGTGTTATTTTCCCTGCCTCAGTAGCTTTAATTGATTCCTTTCGTGTCAGAATTGCTTTGGTTTCGATTTCTCCATCACTTAGCATCGCATATACCCTAAACGGATGGACTTGAAATGTCATAGAAATAGTGCCATCAAGTGGATTATCAAATTTAATACATTTTCCACCCTTTTTATTTGCGTATACCGCATCACTTGAAAATCCCATAGTAGTAGTGTTACAGAAATCGGCATACATCCAAGGCTGCTTGGTCTTATAATCTCTAATATCCAGGTCGCAGCATTGTCTATTCGCCATATTAATATCTGTCATTAAAATTCCTCCATATAATAAAAAATCCACTGTTTATACAGTGGTTGGTCTATAGTTACATATTAATTTTTTTTATATATTCCATAGGGTTATAATCTGAAGACTTTTTGTACGAAAAGGTATTAGCAGCCATCATATCGTTAAAATCGTATTGACGCCCGTTTATATATTCATTGAACATGGACATAAACTGGTAGTATGTCATATCCCAAACATTGAGAATATTGATTCCGACTTTATTATGAGTGCAGTATTTACGTATCATATTATCGAGAGTATAATTCCTATCCATATTCTTTTTTTTACTTGTTAAAGCATTTTCTCGAAAACGATTATACATTGTTTGTGCAAGTTTTTCTGCCCCTTTTGCAAATTTGGGTATTTCTTCCTCAGAGGAATTCATACCCAATAGACATCTCAATTCGCCACGGAATATATCGAAATTATCCTCTCCAATATGTCCAATGATTCGTTTTTGATTAGACACACCAGATTCATTTTTTACTTGATAATAGTTGAAGACATCTATACAGTTTGTGTCCTGATTGAATTCAATTTCATCCAGTATAAAAAACTTTATCATTGAGAAAAGAATACTAGTGTTATCATAAAGAAGTATTCTGAATAAGGAAATATTCTCTTTTGATTTCTCGCATAACCTATCAAACGTCTCAACGGATTTAAAGGATTCTAAATATGATTCGAGTGTCATGTCTATCATATTTTGAAATAAAGCGAATACTTTAAATGTAATGGTACGTATGTCTCTTAAAGTAGGACACTTGACAGTACCTACTCCGTCAATGAAAAAAGGCTCATTACACAAATAATCAAAATTTGTATATAAACTTATTAATATCACCTACTTTAATTTGAAATCAGAAACAGTAAAAATTAACTGTCTGCCATAAAACTGCTTATTAGATGAACTTAAATATGTAGCAGAGTCCAAATGAAGTTTTCCTATTCCAAATTTTTGTGAATCAGATAGTGCTCTTTCAACTGCATCAGCTAAGATATCGGCTTTAGTGCCGAGATAACCTTTCTTAGAATATCGCATATTACTTTTATTACAATAAGCCCATATAATTATCTTCATATCTTTTATTGTTCCAGTCGGTATCCTGGGTACGTCTACCTCGAAACATAAATATGAAAGTACCTCTGTTTGAGTATCATCGATATAGAGATGTGGAAAAACTTGTTTATAGACTATCCCATAATCATCATCGTTGTCATCAGCACCCCAAACTTGTTCCTGCGTATATCCTTTACCAAGTAAAATCTCCATAATATCATCTGAATTCAATAAAAGAGGTAAAATACGATTTTTTACTAATCCAATATCTTTTAATACTGTTCCTGGCATTTGTACCTCCTTATAGTCCGTCAATAATTGTAATTTCAACTTTTGCAACAACATTTTTATCAGTAATAACAGACAATAAAAAAGAACAGTCAATTAACTGTTCATCATCCACCTTTAACTGTATTTTTTGACCATCTATCACTTGTTTTATAGCGTATTCACTATCAACTTTCCACTGAAAGTTCTGATCCATAATCTCATTACCATTCTGGTCCAGAAATGCCACAATCCATGTCTTAGCTCTGCCACACCGCAGCGTATTACCTCCTGTAATCACAGCCGATAAATCTGTCGTTTCATCCGGAACTGATGGTTCTGGCGATGGGGAAGGAGAGTGGTAGTCACAAATCCATATCTGTGAGCCATCTTCTCGTAATACATGTTTGTCTTTTGTTTTATTAAACGCATCATATGATAATGTAAGTACCATAGTGCTACCGCGGTTAAAATACATGTTATTATTTAAATTGGCCTTGCGATTTGAAAGCTTATAGATGTCGGGTTCTTCCGCATCGTCTAAATCTATAGCAAAACGCAAATCTCGTTTTAGCTTTTTCGTTTCTGAATCAATTGGAAGAGTAAGACCATACTGATTGTCCCCCACCTGTAATGTACTGTTTCCAATAACACCACTTGAGTATTTTGTAAAATCTTCTGAATATCCCCAGCGTTCAATTATTTGACCATCGGTGTTTTGCCATCTTAATGGCACTGTACAAAGATACATATATCCTCTGTTCCAGGTTTTTTCATCAGGATCCAATAGGGTAATAAGCCAGTATTGATTATTCCAAATAACATAGTCTCCAAGATTGAATTTTTCACCATGCCGAGATTTGATTTTCTTTTTGAACGTATTCCCATCAGTATCCTTGATTATCATCAAATCTCTGGAGACACCATTTATCAATACAGTCTCAGTATCGTATGTATCCTTAAAATGCTTTGACATTTCACGATTCACTTTGGCAAGCTCCATTTCGCGTTTGCTTTTTGTGCCATAAGCATTTTGGATTTTCATAAAATAGTTTATATCCATATTAAATATCCGAAAAAGCAGAATAATTGATAGTTTTCTTGAGCTTGCCGGTATATCTATCTCTGCTTTTATAATCATCGAGAGCGATTTTATTGTTATTATCTAACCTGGAGATAAATGCCTCATACGAATTTCGTTCATTGGCAGGAGAAAATACAGATAAGTCGCTTGGTGTAAAATTTATTTTAAATGCATGAAGTAGTGGTAAATCGCGTTCCATATACACCTGAAACATCAAATCTACAATCAACTTAATTTCTGCCGGAGTTGTTTTAAAATTCAATTCCTCAGAACCTGCATCATAATCAGAAAAATCGACCTGTAGATTACTGATAGATGACAGTATATCTAATGCATCAATTAAACACCCCTTCGCCCTATCGTGTGCCAATTGAATAGCTTCCGATATATCTACATTATAGTAATTAAAGAACTCCTCATCCTTTTCAATACGTCTATAAAATCGTTCAAATAGGTACTCAAATAGTGTTATCTCTGTCATCTAATTACCAGCTTTCTACTGAGTCTTTTTTGGGCGTCCTGGCATCTTTTTGGCTTCTTCTGTGATGGGAAGCTCTGTTTTCTGATTAGTCATCATCTGCTCCATCATTTTTTGCATTTTTTCAAGTTGCTCATGCATACTGCGATTCTGCTCCTTTAGCATATCAACCTCATCAGAAGATACTTTTTCTGGGACATCCTTTTTAGTAAGAACGATTGAGGTATTAACCTGCCGATTCAGAAGCTCCTTATACCGTGTCTTAATAATCTGCTCAACACGCACAGATATGTCATTAGTACCTTCATTCTTGATTTTCTGATAAACTGTTCTTATTCGCTCAAACATAGCACTATCTTTAATTGATATAAGTTTTGTAAGTCCGTCATAAGTGGGATTAATAATTATATTTTCAATGTCTTTATTTTTGAGTATGTCTTTCCAATTAACGATGTTTAGACTTTCATAAACATCTTCCTCACGGTTTGGATCAAAGAACAACATTCCGTTTTTGAAAGCACCTGTATTATTTGCGTACCTAATTTCATCTAATGTCATTGGTATAACACAAGGAATAACACCATCAACCGATGGGTCAAAACTATAACTCTTATCAGGAGCAACAATAACTGACACTCTATTTTCATTATAATTAAGAACGCTGATTTTCTCAGTTTCTTTAATCAAGTAAATTCCTCCAATCAAAAAAGACGAGATAGGGTAGTTATTAAATCCATCTCGTCTTAGAATACTATAATTACTGTGACATTACCATTTTACATACATTCTCAATCTTGGTAATCACAAATCCATATGTAAAATCTTTTAACATAATATGAATCTGTTCACTTCTTGGATTCATCTCCTGGAATACATGGATATCACCCTTCATATCCAGGTTCCCAATTTTCCCAGCGATTCCGAAAATTCTCTTATCTGGGATAAGAAGATTACCATTTCCCTGACGCTTTGCACCAGAGATAGCAGCTACCCCAATAGTATCATAGGTCTTTACAAGTCCATATCTATTGAAGTCGTTCTTCATATCATTACTCATATACTGAGCAAAGCCTTCCATACGTCTAATGGCCTGAGCATATTTCGTAAGACACACAATAACAGAATCATCGCTTCTATCATTTAGGTACAAAGAGATTGCATCCATATCAGCCAGTGTAGGCACCTTACCTGTAACATCGATTTTTGCTTCACCACCGACAATAGCTTCGTCCATCTGGGATAACATATCGTAGAATAGTGCATTCTGACACGCTTCCTTCATGAACACAGTGAGATTGGCAATAGACTTAAAACCGTTCTTTCTTAAATCGACATAAGAAAGGTCTGTTTCAACCTGTCTGTTTCTCCATACAGGAGTAAGTGCAGAGAGGTCAATCCAACTTCTGTCAACAACGCCACCCTTTGCTGCCTCATGAGCAATCAGCGTATTTTTTGGCTCTACATTGTATTCAGCATCATCAAACTCCCCAATACCTCCGCGTTCCCAAATACGATCTAAAAGTTCGTCGGGTGCATTATATACTTCAGGCTGTACAATTCTCTTGATGTAGGCAGCGATATCACACTCAGGGTCTTTTCCTGTTTCTCCGATATTTTTTGCCCACGCATCCATAACCTGTGCAGCGTCTTTCTGTTCTGCATTTAAGTCTCTTTTATATTCAATACTCTCAGCTACATCATAAAGTGCATGCTCCTGAGACATTAAATCTTTTACTTCGCTAGTTAAAATACTCATATTTACAAATCCTCCTTTAATTATGCGTTAGATACAGCAGTGTCGGACACTTCAATCTGAGCCAATGAATGTCTATTGTCATTATGAAAACCCTTAAAAACATATGGAGAAGCTATAGTAGCTTTTGTTACAAGTCCATTCTTCCAGGACACTCTTGTATTAAGGGCTAAATCGGAGGTAATAGTATCATCGTACTGATCGGTTCCAAATTTCTCACCAGCGTGATACTTATCCATTGATACAGGCTCATTGGCCTTGATTTTTACAAAATCATTGTCATAATCGGACATATCACCTCTTGCACAGTTAATACCAGAAGGCACACGCTCTTTATCTACAATAAAAATGTCAGTTACGGTTTCAGCCGAAGCGATATTAGCAAATTTATCGGTTGTAGAGTCTTCCTTTACAACGCCCATACCAGTTACCATGTCAACTTTTGCCTTGTGCATAGCATCAGGAGCCTTTGCTCCGTTAATTCTAAAATCTCTAATCATATAATTGTCCTCCTCTTATTTGGATAAAAGTTTGTGCATAAAACTACGGATATCATCGTCATCGTCATCTGTTTCTAAGCTTGCAGTAGCCTTTTCTGGTTTCTGTGTTTCAGAGGTTAAAATTGTTTCATTTGTCTGTGAATCAAAAGAAGCAACAAACTTATCGGCAATCAGTCCATTGATTGCGGATTCATTTCTTGCTTCGATTAAATCAGTAATATTCTTTTCAGCTATTTCAGTTTCAGTAAAGAGATTTCCCTTTAGTAATTTTGCTTTTAATCTTGCTTTATCTTCAGCAATTTCAATTTCTATGCGTTTCTGTTCAGCAATTTCTACTTGCTCCTTAAAAGGCTTCAGTTCTGATATAGTCACATTAAGAGATTGAATTGTTTCACTTGCTTTAGAAATAGCATTATTTTTAATATCTAATTCTGCTTTTACAGTAGATACCTCTTTTTCAAGTTCTGCTATTTTTGTATTAATCTCTGCAACGGAAACAGTTAATTTCACGTATGTTGGCTCTGAAACTGTAATAGAATCATCATCGCCTACTTCATATGTAAATTTAACATAATCTAATTCTGATTCTCTGCCGTCATACTCACACCAAACCTCTTTTTCGTTTGGAAATAGGAAAGATACCCAACACCATTTACCTAATTTTGTTCTACATGCAGCTCTGACCTTATCTCGTAAATCATAATCAGTAAGCTGTGCAGAGTCAGTAGTTGGATTCTCTATATTTGTTTTTTCTGTATCAGTAGATGTAGTAGCAGTACCCGTAGTATCAGATTGAGTTTCTACAGATGTACTTGTCACAATATTTTCTTCTACCGTAGAAGATTCTGTTTTATTGCTCAATAGATTTTCCTCCTTATTGTTGTTATTATTTTCATCAATTAAGTCTTGAGAAAGAGCTTCTGCAATTATTAATTGGCTATCGTTAAATTCTGCCATACTAATGGCGTTTGCACTTGTACCATAACTGGGATATGCATATTCAAAGCCAAGTAATGTGTTAGCTAGAAACTCATAATCAGTAACTTTACGAATACCCCGATCAAAAATATACTGATATGTGTTTAGTTCCCAGGAACTGTATAATTTACCCAAATTAAAAAGTCGCTGAACAGCAGCGACTACATTCTTATATCTTTTCCATATGCGATATTTAGCGAATAGGCACGGTAAATTCTTTATAGTACCATTCACGTCAACATTATCGTTTTCTATATATATTTCAGTATGAGTACCGATACTGGAAGTTTTAAATTCTACAGAACCATCCTTCTTCTTCACCATTTCGTGGCCTGAAAAAGTTGGCTCTCCGTTTGGGTTAATCCGATATTTAGCCTGTACAGGCATATTAATCAAGGTTCGTGCTCGTTCTTCAGTGAACTCATCATAGGGTAACATATCATTATTTAAGTTTGGTTCATCATAATAACAAACCCTACTTGTTAGCTCAAGGTAAGTTGAGTGTTCAGCAACATCAATAACGGCACCCACCATATTTACATATTCATTCAATACTAGCATCACCACCTTTCTGATTGGCAATCAAAATTCCTGTTTGTACAAATAATTCATCAGCAAATTTAGCCTGTTGTTCTAATTCTTCATCGATTATTTCGCATTCTTCTAAGTCATAAATACTTCCGTCAGGTATTTTTATTTTCAAGATTTCACCCTCGTTTTGTTATAATCAGTGTCATAATCCTGTTTTTGTAGGTTATCTGACCCGCTCGGCCTGCCACCAGAGTCTTTTGAATTTCCAGAGCTGTTATACGAAGTTGGATGAACAAGAAATATTTCATCGTAACCTAGTTCTTTTTCAGTAACTAATCTATCCGCTTCATCTTTTGCATTGAGTCCAACCAATTCATAAGCTGTAGTATAAGAGCAATTAAACTTTGAAAATAGTAATTCCGATAAGTCTTTACGCATTTCAAATTCAAGCAATTCTGTATCAAGGATATGTGGAGTGGGGCAATACTCTTGAGGGATACCATTTTCTTCAAGAATTAAAGAATACCAGCGAGAGAGGATAATTTCTTCCTGTTCTGTGATTTTATTTATAGTTTTCATTAATTGTTTAATGGAAATGTTTGCCGTACTAACAGTTTGGTTTCCATCAGTATTTAGAAAAGATATTCCAAGAGCAGAAGTGACACGAGAACGATATTGATTAATTGTAGCTATGTTTGTTGTTTCTACTTTAGGTTCCACATATACGATTTTTTCCACACAAGGAGGTGAAGTATATAGCACGGTTGGATTTTTCCATGCTGCTGCCAGATTCTCATGGGCATAAGCCATTTCTTCAAATCCCTTTTTTGAATAATCTTGTCCCATGGTTTCTTTTCTGATGACTTGATGTATTATTTTTTTAGCCTTTGCTTTAGCAGTAATGGCATCGGATTTGTCAAATGTGTCAAGCATTATATTAGGCTTCAGTGCTTTGAAGACCGCAGATAATCCATATTTTCTATTCATACTACAAAACCGATTTAAACCCGTGCGGCGAATGTCCAATATTGCATAATGCTCTTTGTTTATGTAAGCTTGATATACCTCATCTGGATAATTTGCTTTTATTTCTTCTGTGATGTTTTTAAAGAAAAGCGGTCTGTTTTTTCTGCCTTTAATCGTTGTTTTCTGTAATCTATTTGTAAGCTCACGGATATCAATAAGTACGTAGTTAATACCATTGTATTTATAATCGCTAACAATAGCGACTCCTAATGGAAAAGAATCAATGACATAATGTCCATTTTTACTGCGCAAATATTTAATACAATTACCTTCAACATAAACTGTCGGGATAGAAGATGATAGTATTGTATTTATATTTGTTTCCCTATGAAATTGCTTAATAAGAGATTCTGCTTTATCCTTGTATTTCTTGGTTGGTTTTGATGGAAGATTATCGAATGATATTCTTATATCTGAATTGAGATTTGTTACCATAGTTTCATAGACTTTCCCAATTATATCATCACCATTTATTTCCTGACGTACTAAAGCGTTTATTTTCAATATTTTGGTTATATCACTCTGGGCATTTTTGGAGAGCAATTTTATATCATCCAAAGTGACACTATCATCTCCAAAAGGTTGTTCCTTTAGATACACAGAATATTGACCATTAGACGGATCAAAACTTTGGAGTGCTTTTGACATCCATTCTTTAGCGATATCTTCAGATGTTAAAATGACGGTTTCATTACCATCAGTATTTTCTTTTGATGCGAAAGTCACACTAAAATCTTCTTCCTGGCCCTGAGTATCAGAAGAAGATAAGACCACTTCTTTTTTATTTGGCAATTAATCACCGTCCTTTCTTAGAATGTTATAGATGATACACAACGTGGAGCATTGGTAAAATCTGATGGTTCTTTCTGCTTTGGTTGTATTGTTTGTCCACGGCGTAATTCATACAATCTATGTGCAAGCATAATCAACACATAAAACCTATCATCATGCATAGAACTTTCTTTATCCTTTGCTATTGCATATGTTTTAGAAGTTTTTTCTGCGTTCTCATATTTGTATATTGACGTGGTTTCAGCTTTCATTAGGTCAATATTTGCTAAGGCCACAATTTCCTTTTCTGATAGCTCATATTTCTCAATTATTTCTTCGTCAGAATCCTTTTGTTTTCTGGCAATCGTTATAAACTCCTGCTTGAATTCATAAGGGAATTTGATTACTCCTAAATCAATTAGTTCTATAAACTCATCAACCATTTGAGTTCTATACTTGCGCGGGCTAATGAGACGCAATTTATCAATAGTGTTCGGATATAAAGACTTATATCCAGTATAGATTTCATGTGAAGCATCGATAAGTCCTCTATGGTGCCGACCATCGTCACCAACCCAATCATTTAGTAAACCATCAGCATAAGTAGAAACGCCACCTCCGCCAGCACCTTGATCTATCAATAAGCAATCAATATTCTGATAGTCATTATGCTGTCCGTTGTAAAGAGAGAGATAATTTCGTATTTCCTTTAACTGTCGATTAGAATCCAGTTTGTACCCCTTTTTGCTGGCATTGTCAAATAAGTTCAGACAGTTTACTATTTCTCCCATGTAGCCATAATTAGGATCATTTACTATATTCATAGCCCCTAAAATAGAATTATCCAAGGTACGTGCAGGATCTAAAGCCAGACATATATTTGTATTAGGTTTATAAGATAACTGAGGCAAATAGAAACACTCGTTTCTGCGAATTGTTCCCCATTTTACAATTTGATTTACGCCACCATCTCTTGTAGGTTGATTATAATATTCACGTAATGCCTTCTCTCTATTTGCTTTCATAGCAGCATCCACTTTGTCACGGGTTAGGAGAGCAGTATATGGCTTTCCTTCCATATATGTTTCAATAGCTGTATCACAAATCATATCAACCACAAGATAATCTCTATCACCAGCCAGCATTCTTTTAGAAAAGTTTTTATAATGGTGATAAAAGATTTTGCTCATATCATCTTGTGATGATGCATAAACCAGCTGTGTTGGACATTTTCTTTTTAATGTATCTGGGTTAAAGCCTTTTTCAACAGATGTTTTAAACTCTGTATTCTGCGTTGCAAAGGCTTCACATACAGCAATTAGCTCATCGGAAGAGAATGCAGCCTCATCGAAAAATACTAAAGTGGCTCTGCGGCTCCGGTTATTATCCGGATTACCATTCAGTGTAAAGATTTCACTTCCGTTATAAAATTCCACATGGAAACCTGACTGAGCATGACCAAAACCTGTTTTATTGTTCCCTGATTTTTTGGTTTCTTTTTCAACTATGTCTTTAAGGGAGTCGATAGATGCGGCTGTTTTACCGATGCGAAGAACGATTTCTTCAATCTTAGAAAATGTTTCCTTTGACTGATCACCAACTGATGATACTATGTAGATAGCCTGATTTTCATATAATATTGCCTTGAGGACCATAAAAATGGCACCGAGAAAGGATTTCCCAAAGTTACGACTACAACACCATAGCACATGTGGTTTATTCCAACTAGCTTGAAGAATATACTTTTGACTATCAATGAGCTTAATACCCAATAAATCTTCACAGGCAATGCAGGGGTTACGACGATAAAATGCTATACTTTCAGCATCTAACTCACATATTCGCTTCTTGCGTTCAGACATTAATTTATGATATTCCATCACTATCACCTACTCTTAATGTCTCCAACTCGGCCTTTAAATTGTCGTTGACAATAAGCAATTGACGCAACTGTTCTTTCTTGCTGTCTAGTTCTTTGTATAAATCATCTACAAGCTTTATCTGTGTTTCGTAAACTTCCTTTTTATCATTTTCATCAAATAGACAATGATCTAACATTGCTTTTTGGGATATTGAGATTGCCCATTGTGTTCCTGGACCTCTTAACTGGTCGTAATAATCAGCTTCGGCTCTTTCAAAATTTTTATTCCTTAAATCACGCATTAAGTATGTAAGCGTTGACTTTCCTACATCCTTATTGGAACGATTCTTCACTGAAATTTCATTTTCTTTTGCAATTTTGTCGTTGGCTTCCACCAATGTTTTTTTGATTGAGTTTAATGTTTTAATATCTGTGGCATCTCTTATGGGATCCAGGTTTGCTATCTTAACATCACACTGCCGAATTTGTTTGTTGTTATCTACAATCTGTAATATCTGTGACAATTTGAAAGCATCATCAGCTATATCTTCATCCTCTAAATATGGAGATAATTGATTGAATAGAAAATGTCTATCTTCTTCGGGATATCCGACAAATGGATCATAACCTACAACTTCTATAGCATAATCTCGGTTTTGTAAATCTTGCTTTGACCATTTTACTTCCTTGAATTTTTCAAAGTCATCCTTAGATTTTCCTAATTCACCATTTAGAATAGATTGAGAGAAGTCCTGGTTTTGATACTGTCTGCCATTGATTTGTCGCATATATAAACCGATGCTAAACTTATTATTGTTTTTGATAATGGAATCAAAAAGCGAGTAATAGTATGGAATATCTAGTTTATAGCACATCAAGATGCAGGCGGTATTAGTACCATACTTCTTTTCGTAGATATCAAGTAACTCATTTACACATTTTCTACACAAGGGTACAAAACGCGAATTCTTTTCAAATGACTCTGACCAGGGAGATTTATAGAAATGACCATTAGGATTTTCCCATGTATCACCGCATCGAAGACATCTATAATCGTGAGAATCATCAAAATTATCAGATGCTTCGGCGATTTTTGGTTTTCTCGCCAATTATAAACACCTTCTTTCTTGTTTGGATTATAAAAAATACTGTTAAAGAGCCGTATCATAAACACACCCCCCACAGGATTTGAACCTGCATCTAACGGATTTGAAGTCCGCCATGCTTTCTATTGCGCCAATGGCATACAAAAAGAGCCAGTCGAATGATGAATCATCCATTCTTACCTTACCTGTACCTATAGCTTCTGTAATGATAGCAGGAGAGCGCATAACAATTTCATTTTGAAGATTAGTGATATTCTGTTTATTGGCCCCTATTTGAGCAGATTCTTCAGGTGATGCGCCTGGAGAAACTGGATTATTTTCCAAGTATTGGTTTACAGCTGCGTTTATTTGTTTATCAGTAACAGATGTTTTTAAATCAGTATATTTTTTAACAAGTGCTAAAGTGGGTAAATTAAGTCCCATATTCTCCTCCTGTCATTATATTTTTTTCCAGCCAAAAGAGAATAACATGTATACAAGTAAATCACCACCATCGTTTCCTACAATACAGGAGCTTCCGATAGGAGCAGTAAAATTAAAACTAGGATTATTTTCGAAAACGCCACTTCCTTTATTAGTTGTTGTTGGCAGATATTGAATTTCTGATTCAGAGTCTACTACAAATTCCATTATATTTACATTGGGTTTATCATTCATTCTTAATAGCATTCCAGCCATTGTGCGACCTCTCCTTCTAATTTTTAACTATTGTTCCATGAATGGGTCTGACTGGATTCGGACCAGCATTAACTCGATTAAAAGTCGAGTGCCATACCATTAGGCGACAGACCCAGGAGAATAGGAGAGTAGTTAACCCTCCTAATTAACGGTTCACACTAACGCAGCGAGACTCGGGCATCCCCACACTTACTATGGCAGTGGTCGGCCTACGATTTGGGATGTCGGTGGGATTATAAATTGCCTTTAATCCAAGGCCGGTATGTATTGCGTCTTATTTTAACTCGCCAATACATCTAACGAGTGAGAGAGTGATTTTAAGCCCATTACTCACGGGGGAATATGTTGGGAGGAAATAGGAAGGGTAATCTTAGATATCAGTCAATGAACCTTGCTTAATTTCCTTGACACCATCTTTGGTAAAATATTTTCCAAATTCATCTTCGGCAGTAAGGTCATTATAGATTTGAAGCATTTCAGAACTTGCCCATCCGAAGAACTCTTGAATAACATGAGCAGGTAGATTCATTCTATGTAACTTTGTGCATGTATAATGACGCAACGAGTGTAAGTAGAAATCCACACCAAGTATTTCTGTGCATTGTTTTACCCAGGAACTTGTGTCTTTTCTCTTTTTCCATATACGTTTAGTTCCATTTACTGTAACTGTTACAAACATCCATTCACTGTTAATACCTTTCTCCTTACGTTCATTCATCCATAAATCAATATATGGTTTTGCACCATATAAGACGAATTTATTAAGCTGTAAACCATCCTTGCCGTGCCCTTTAGCACGAACTTTATCTGTTTTCCACATGGAATCATATACAAAATGGTTATCGTTAAAAAAGTCTGGTCGCATCTGCAACAATTCTCCGTGACGCATACCGGAATAAGCAGCTATAGCAATAGCACATGCGCACTCATATTCCTTACGCTCTACAAGAGTTTCTAAAAGCCCATCCACTTGCTCATCAGTTAATACAGTTTTCTCCCTACGGGCAGTTTTGGCTGGATTTTCAATTTTGCGAATAATGGGTTTATAATTTTCGAATTCTTTTTCGTCATCCAGAATGTCTTGAATGTAATTTGAAAGAGAAGAAAGGCAAGACTTTACACGTCTCATTCTACTAGAACCCCAATTCCAAGTATTGAGAGCATAATTTTGAAATTTAGCAACCTCACGCTTAGTTAATTCTGGAAAGTATTTATTTCCATTGAAGTCTAAACACCATACCCAAAATATTTTAAGATCATTTCGATATCCTTTTATTGTATCTGGGCTTCTATCAATTGATTGAAGGTATTCTAAAAAATCTTCTCCCAATTGAATGTTTTCTGGATTCACCTTTGTCAATTTTTCTGGTGTAACAATTTTATTATAGACTGTAAATCTTGATATTTTCATCACTTCCTTTCACAAAAAGCACCATGAGATTTGACTCTCACAGTGCCTATATTTACTGAATTTTCTCCAGCAATTCTCGTACTGTAATATCTTCGCCAACTGATACACACTGGGCTAGTCGATAGGAGAGTGCATCAATCAATATTTCTACCTCATCAGAGGTTAGATTTATAGTCTTAACTACTTCATCGTACAAATAAATCACCACCAGTTAATTTTAGTCTAGGCATTTTACATTCTTGGCAATCTTAAAAATAATCTCTCTGTGTGCAGGTTTTACCCATTCCTTTTTATCTCCGAGAGCTGATACGCCCTTTCGTTCTGGAACATCCTTAACTTTGAAACTTCCTAGGCTAGGGAGAACAACCTTTTCAGCATTATTATTTTCAAGTTTTTCAATAACAACATCAGCATAAGTAGCTAATACCGCTTCAACATCCTTTGCCTTTAATGTTTCTACTTTTTCAACAATTGCTGCAACAACTTCATTTTTGTTCATGTATTATTAAATCTCCTTATAGTTTCTATTTTTATAGTAGGAGAGCAGTGCGCTCTCCATGCATGTGAATCCGACACCAGGGGCAAAGGACTTCTAAGCCTTACGACCTACTCCCATTCAGGAACCCAGCCTTATCCTTCACGAGTTGGATAAATAAAAATTTGCTTTAACTCAAAATAATCTTATGTGTTTCGTCATGTCCATAAAGTTCATGAAATCCATATATCTTGACAGAAGGTTTACTTCCCTTCATCAATGAATCAGAATAAGAATCGCTTCCGACGAATGATGGAGCAACAAGTATCTCTGCATCATTACAACAGCCTTCACAGCTTGTAAGTTCTTTTCCAGAGTGATAATGTCCCAAAATTACATAGTCCGCAAATGCAGATTTATACAGAATATTAAAAATTGAATAATGTTTTTATATTTCCGTTTTGATATAGACATCATCTTCATAACACCAAATATATCCACGATGACTTGAATACTTTTGTTTACATACTTTTACAATGGCAGAAGGATCAAATCCATATGTATGTGTTTGATTTGCACTATCCCATTTCTTAATAAAATTTCCATACATATCATATTGTAAGATTGATTTTGCTTGTGTATTTTGATTGACATAATCTGATATTTTAAAATATTCATATTCATCTACGTATATCCAAATATAATTTTTATATGTACGTCTATCATGATTTATGCAATGCCATATACATGCTTGTGAAATGTTTAATTTTTTTGAAGCCTCTCTTGCTCCATAATGCCAAACATTAATTATATTCCCATCTAAGTCTATTTGATATATAGGATTTGCTCTTTGAGCCTCTCTGAATATTTGTCTCATTTCATCAGTAAATATACCAATACCTTCGCCACCAATAGATAGGTTATATCCTTTGGCATTTTTAGAATGAACAAAAGTATTATATTTTGTTATATAATATATTTCTCTTACATCTAAAACACTCTCTGAGCATTCTTCTATGATTACGAATTGGAAGTTTTGTTCTCCGTATTTATTCCAAGCATTCTGTAAATGAGAATTATGATGTTTATCATGTCGTAATTGGATTTTATGATGTCTCCATCTTTCGTATATATTAATACTTTGTCCTATATACATCTTATTATTTAATTCATTTACAATTTTATAGATTCCACATATTCTTTCTTTACTCATTATTGCGTCCTTCTTTTTGCACTAAAAAAGCTAGTGCTTAGTTGCACTAGCCATGTCTTGCCTTAATTTTTCTGTTTCTTTAAATATGAATATTGTTTTATCAGTATTCTTTTTATCGGGTTTAATATCAAATATTGGATTACCCATATGAATAAGATTTCTTGCTACATATGGAGTAAATATTGATTTATATTCCATATTTTGTCCTTTCTCAATATAATAGGAGAGCAGTATGACTACTCTCCAATATGATCTGTGTTATACTCTTATAATAGGGGGTATACTTATATGCTTTTGCCTTCAAATTAGGGCTTGCTAAATTAATCTAATATTACCGGATGTATAGACTTAACTCCTTTATCATTACAAATACACACCATTTGAGAAGGAACACCGCTCAATCTTTTTTCGATAGTGTAATCATCTCCTGAGCCTGACAAGCTTCCACTCTGAATAAATTTACTCTCCTGACTGAAGAAACAAAAATGTTTATGTCCGCATAAAACATAATCAGGGAAGAATCCTACCATAGCAGCGAGATTTAAATAACCTTGCTTTGTAGGAGAGTCAAAATCACCATGTACAGCAAGATAGGTTTTTCCACATATATTAACATCTGCAATGCCATCATCCAGACTTCGATGCAACAGCGAATGAAAATTATCTTGACGTTTCAAAGTGCGGCACACATCCCATGCAATAAATGCATCCAGGCGTTCACTGTGTTGCGCCAAATCTTTAGCTTGCAGACGAGAATGGTTTCCACTAGCGGAAGATAGATAAACATCTGAAAAATGCTTAGTTAATTCGTAACAGAATGAACTTATATATTCAATGCTGATTTTAAGTTGATCAATTACATTTTCTTTATTGCTCACTTCAATTGTTTTGTGAAGATTACCAGAAATATCATCTCCAAGCATTACAACATACGCTTTCCCTACATTATTAGTTTTATTAATTTCAATAATTTCGCTCAAATATTTTTCTAAACGAGATTTTGCGATTTCAGAATCATATTCTCCAAAGGCAGACGAGAAACACTGTCCAAGATGTAAATCGGACAAACAAATGATCATTGCGTCAGAACCAGATACAATCGGAACCACATGGGGAGTAAACTCTACACGAGAAAAATTATCAAGGCGTTCTTTAATAAGATCCATTACTTCGTCAAATCTAGCATTTTCATAATTTTGCTTATTCCACGAACGTCTTTCATCACGAAATTTAATTTTTTCACGTTCAAATTCTCGTTTCAGTAATTCGATTTCTTTGTTCTGGGAGTCTGTATTTGCAAATTTAGATTGATTTGCTTTAAGAAGTTTTTGAAATGACTGGAATTTCTTCCGATATGTACTTTCTCTATAATCGCTATTTGTCAACTCATTTAAAATATCTGCCACATCGTACCATGAGCCTATAAGTTCCTTTTCGGAACATACTCGATAAATTAACTCATCGTCACTTTCATTTTCAAGGCGACTATAATTATGTAATATTGCACTCACCGCCTTTTACATTTCATCAACAGGAACCACATCAAGATCTTCGTCGCTCTTTAACTGTACTCCAAATTCAATAGGCTGATTTTTGAAAACATTCAGTAAATCAGATACTTTTACATCCTGTTCAATATCATTTTCGTCAGTATAAGTAATAGTGGTTCCATCTTCAGAGAGGACTCCTTTTACACTTAGTTTATCAGTAATATTCCTCTTAAACTGTAACTTACTTTTTGCCATATAATAAATCATCCTTTCACTATATAATTTCGTCTACTATTCCAAGACGCTTCATTTCATCTGCATCCATCCAGTATTCTTTACGTTCGACCTTTTCATATAAATCAGCATCAATTTTGCTATGGGAAAGAATGTAATCCTTGATTTTTTCTTCGTAATGCTGGCTAAAATCAAATGTATCCTTTACAGCATGAGCAGAACCCTCCATATATTGAGAACCACTATGTAAAAGTCCAACGCTAAAAGGATGACATATCGTTTCCACATTTGGATTATTTTTACCAGCCATAGCAATCAGAAATCCCATAGATGCGGCCATGGACATAATGTGTATTGTCACAGGAGATTTTGCTTTTTCAATTTGATCAACAAAATTAAATCCGGAATATATTTCTCCGCCAACAGTTGAAATTATTATCTCTATGGGCTTACCTGTTCCATCGTTATCCATTTCGACAAATGGAAGAGTAGCTGTTTCAAGTAAATTATCACTAATCTGTTCATTGATAATAATTTTTCTCTTTTCAAGATTTTTATAGTATTGATATATAATTGGATCTGGTAATCCTTTTGGGGTTAATGCATTTATAATATCATCTACAGTTATTTCGATAGTTCAACCCTTCTTTCTTTACTGCACATCATAATGGAATAATCATATCCCGTTCTGAACATGTCACCTTATATGTTTTGTCATTTCTTGATATTTCATCTTTCAAATGTTTTTTTAGACAATTCTTAGACTCAATAGAACCATGGACCAGAACTAACTGATTTGTCCGCAAATTACTTCCATATCTTAACAGATCATTAAAATTAGCATGTGATGAAAACGACTGCATTGTAATACAATCAGCTCTATTCGGTACAGGCTTTTTATTTATATTGATTGTTTTGTGGGATTTTCCATTCTTGATTCTGTAACTAAGATATGATTCATCATCACCGACATAACCGGAAAAGCAAATCATAGAATTGGTATCACGCAAATATCTATCTAAGTAGGAGAGGACTCTGCCGTTCGTACAGAAACCAGAAGATGAGATACAGATTTTTGGAGTCGTATCCAATACACATGATTGTGAATCTGATTTTTCTCTTATATATTTAACATTTTTCCAATTGTAAACTTTATTCCATAAATCTAAATTATCATTCTGTAATACCTGTCCATAATCATCGCATATATCACAGGTAAGCATTGAATCCACGATAATTGGTGTTGTAAAATTCTCATCATCACCAAACAGAAGAAATAATGTGGTTAACAGTTCTTGAGAACGGCTGAAACTAAATGCTGGCAGCACGAGTGTGCCATGTCGTTCTAACACGGTATCTATAGCTATTCTTAAATGTTCTATGTCAAATTCACGAGTCTTTTTTGAAATTCTTGTATTCAGACCGTACGTGGATTCCATAATTATTACGTCATTAAAATAAGTTGGAATTTCCGTATTCTCGACATAATGGTTTTTTGTTTCCAGTGCGCCGATATCAGAAGTATACAGTACTTTCTTCTTTTTAACTCCATCATTTAATATAAGTTGCAATTGTGCTGCCCCAACGCAATGAGAGTTTTTTAACCACTGAAAGCTTACTATATCATCCAATTGGAACAAAGTATCGTACTGATTATATACCGTATAAAGTTTGAATGTATTATAGACATCATCCTCACTGTATATTGGTGCGTAATCTCTACTATAACGTTTGGATAACACCCTAGCTTCGTCGGACAGAATGAAGGAACAATTTAACAATAGGTGTTTTGAGATAATTGATGTGGGATATGTCATTATGATTTTTCCAGAAAAACCTTCTTTTACAAGACGAGGTATCAAACCTATGTGGTCGATGTGACAATGACCAATAAAGATATAGTCAATTTCTTCAGGTTTGAATTTGAATTTCTCTGTATTTGCCTTATAAGATTCAAGGTAATCATTCTTCTGGTATAACCCAGCTTCAAGTAGAATCTGCTTATTTGCAAATTTTATGAGTATCATGCTGCCAGTAACATCTTCGGCATTGTTTCCAACAAACATAATCCCATCAGATTTTAGTTTTGATTTTCCGATGGCCCTGACCACCTTCCATGTTTATTTCGTCACTGGACGATTGTATCTTTTCTGTATCTATACAAACATTGTAATACACGACGATCTTCAACAAGCCAATAACGTTTACATCTGGATTTGTGAGTTTTAGATGAAATCTTTATAAACTCATCATATCCTTTGTCTCTTAACATATCTGCTTCATTTCTTGTGATTTGAAAAATAGTTGGTTCACTTCTTTCCGTTCTATATTTCCCATAATGGGAGAGTAGCAGGTGCCAGCTCTGCCCTGGCGTTCTCTGGAGAATGAGTCCAGCGACTTAATCTGACTTGTCCAACCCGCAATAAATTAATTAGTAACGGTTCCCCTAATAGTAACCTTATTAAATTTTGATTGATTTGTTTTATGCAACACTAATAGCGATACCGTTGTTATAACAGCACCGCTACCAATGATTAATTTATTGATGTCTGGTCGTCACGATAGTTCTAAATTAATTGTATTTGGGGCGAATAATGATACGTCCGCCCCTAGTATACATTTTAAGACTGTCTCCCATATTTATAACCGCTTCGGGCAATAGCGGTGGAGTTTACTCATACAACACTGTATTTTCTTTTGCTCTCCATATAACGGACGCATTTTTGGCTCAAAAAAGCCTTAAAAACAAGCACTTTTTACAATTTAACTCTGCCGTTTTTGTTCAAAATTTACAAGAAACTTATCTCTATTCATTTTATATAAGTAATTAAGTATCTTTCTTGTGTATTTCGTATCAGCATTTTGTGAGTATTTTTTGTTTTTATTAGTTTCCAAACCAAGTGCTGTTTCTATTAACCGATTGATGGTAACAATATTCCCTACTTTTATTTTTTTTAGAGATTCAATTAGATAATCATTATGTTGATATAGTTCAGAAATGTAATCATCCTCAGATATGCTTTTATATTGGAGCGATTTAACCTTTGAATCATACTCTATTATTAATTCTTTGATTTTAGTCATTTGTCGATGATGTGCTTTTCCTTGCATTTTAATAAAAAATTCTGAAGTAGGAGTTGTTTTTGTTGTTGGCGCATTTTGAATTTTATCTAACCAATACTCTAACCAATTCATAGGGCATGAGAGCGTTGTATTGATTCTTCCTTTGAGCTTTTCTTTGGTTACATCAATCTCCTCTTGGGGTAATTCTTTACCATCTTTAGTATACTTGATTTCCCTTGTATATTTCATAAACTCTGGGAAATCACACTTGGTATATTTGATTTTACCTGTCTTTGTAAAACCACAAGGCTTTTTGATAGTCATACACGGCATTTTACTAATACGGTCAATTTCTTTGTTTCCAACAATTTCATACTCTCGTTTACAGCCATCAATTACGACTTGGGCCAATACAGACAGTATTACAAAATTATCATACAATTCATTCAGCCTTTTTTTATCAGGAGTTTCTTTTTGCATCTCAGTCCAATAATAAGTCATTGCGAGCTGAGCCAGGTTACTAGAATACCCAATATCCATACGAGATTTAGAGAATTTATTATCCATAATAGCATAATCCTTTTTGGTATTCTGATATGTAATTCCAGATTCTTTTAATGCGTTGACAATAGTAGGATACTCTTGATAACATCTTTTGGCACAACGTACCATAGTTGCCTGATTTGTCACAAGCATAAAATCACTGTCTTCATCCATTCCGTTGGCTCTATCTTGAATATCAGTAAGAAGACAATTTACGGCGATTATATTGTCGCTAAAAGGGAAGTATTTTTCCATTATGTCAGAGTGAACATTGTGAAGATAGCAGATATTATTCGGACTATTATGTGGATTTCGAAAAGCGGCTAGAAATTCATCATTTTTAAATCTGGTTGTATAGCATTGGATTGTTCCATTTTCTTGTTTCAAGGTTGGGTCTGTCTTATAATCTTCTCCGACAGAATAAAGTAGGAGAGCATACGGATTTCCACATACTGTTAGATTATCTCCATTTACTAGTATCTTGCCTTTTCTTAGCCTGTATACATAATCAAATATAATTTTCTTTTTTTCTTCTCTGAAAAATGAGCTGTTACCAAAATCTTGGTTATGCTTATATAAATCTGCAAGCATCTCATAATGATTTACTTCATTGGCGTATTTTCTAAGAAATTTCTCAAATTCATCATTATCTTTTTTTAACAGTTCCACATAGTTAATACTTATCTGAGCAATTTCTTTAATGTCATCTTTTGTACACGGAAGAGTATTGATCATCTGATAGCTCAATTGTTGATAATTTCCTAGTTTGCTAGGATGGTCCGTCTTGACAATACCCCATATATCACCATCGGCATGAATTCTGTCGCACCAATATTCATAGGCTTCTGATAACGTATTACCCATTAAATTAGCAAACTTTTTCCACTTAATAGCATTATCCGTAGTAATCATCTTGATATCCTTCAAATAATGCCATTTACCAAACATATCCTGAATTTGATAGGTTTGATAATCATATCCACTCTTATTACACCAATCTGCAAAGAATTTTTGAATGTGACTTCTAAAACCACATGCTTTAAATAAATGATTACGTAGTAGAGCCATGCCATTAATACAATCTGGAAGTATTGATGACTCGATTAGCATCATCCCATCCCATATTGTATTTTTAACTTCTCGTTCTTCATCTACAACAATGCATTTTTTTTGCTTTTGCCCATGTGAATCTTCATATTCTTCAGCTTTTACAACCTTACTTTTTGTTTTGAAAAAGGACTCTTGGTCCTTTAAAATTAATATATTCTCGACAGGAACGTATAATGTACCAACAATAGTAGATGTGGTAAGTGGGGCGTAGGCCGACATTTCTACGATTCTTGCATTATCGTATTGCATTTTGTTCCCAAGTCCAATAGTTAACCAGTCATATGCTTTATCATATAATTTACTATTGATGAAGATTACTTGTCCTAACTTTGCTTTTGCACTTGTTCTAAACAGCATTTCATAATGTATAATTTTTTCCTCTTTTATAGAGCCATCCTTGTTCTTTTTTCTATAAGTAACATCCACACCATTTTCATAAAAAAATTCTCGGATTTCATCTCTTTTCTTTGGAGTATAGAGTTCTTTTCTGGAATCTACTTTTTTCAATGTATCTGAGATTCGTTTTCTTGAAGACTCATCGGACTCGTTAAATAGTTTTTCCAGGCGTTTTCGTTCTTCCTCGTAGGAACGACTTCCGAAATCATAATCTAAACAAATTATATCTCTCGTGCTTTCTCCTTTATATACATTCATACCGTTTTTCTGTAGAAAAAAACTAAACAAACTATTATTTAGCATGGCATCGGTATATGAAAAATAATCTCGTATACCCAAATTGACATCGTATATCATGCCAGCACTAATATTTTTTATCTTAATACCGTATTCACTTATTACTATCGCCTCCATTTAAAATTTATAATTACCTATTCTTCAATTTCTCAAAAACATATCCATCATCAGTTGTATAATAAATCTGTCTTATGCCCAAATCCCTAATGGCTGCCATGCAGGAAGCACATGGTCTAGCCAAACCGAATTCCTGGTCCTTACGTGTCCGATAGATATATAGCTTCACTTTGGCGAAATTTATATCCATATTCTGGATTACGTTGAGACAGTGTATTTCGGCGTGCATTTTAGGAAGATACTTACTATCTACATAGCGTATCGTCCGGAACTGATTATAGTATTGTTGTTTGGGGTGGGTTTTATGGGTGTTACATCCGATGGCAATGATATTACCCTGATAGACTGCAATGCAGCCAACATGAGTTTTTTCGAAATCAGAGATGAGAGCAGCCTGACGTGCTTTATGGAAATACCTATAGTCTGACTTGCTGAGCATTTAGACGTTCCTTCTCGTATAAATCGTTGCCCTTGTCAAAACACTTCATCTGATACACGTAGCGGTCTATGTAATACTGAAAGAATCCTTTAATGAGTAATTTGGTAAAGTACTTAGCAATATCCGTCTTAATTGTCTCACATGGAGAATCAAAAGTAATATCAGTGGCCTTGTCAATCTGATCCCACATTCCCACTTGTGATTGTCTCAGGTAGAAGGTTACTATATATTTTCCTAATTCCTTATCAAAGACATATTCTGCCTTAATTTTGTAATCATATTCTAAATCAAATTCAATTGCTGGTACATTTCTATATCTAATCATTATTTTTTACCTCTTTCTCTGGATTCTGCATTTCTTAAACACTGATAATCGAATTTCCTGTCCGTATCAATACGACTGGCGATAAATGATGCTTTAGACGAACGAGCATTATATTCGGTGCTATAGTCTGATTCAATAATTACTCCGCCAAAAGTACTATGTAATTCTTGCCTTGATGGATAGTGTGGTGATTTAAAAGTAGCAAGGTACCCTGTTGTGGTTTCTGTCATGTATTAAAATTCCTTTCGCGATTAAAATATATTTCATTCTCATTCACTCCTTATGGTGTGATAGGCTAATAGTTATATAGTAATATTCTCTTTTCTCATTAATTCTATTTGTTTGCTTATTTCAGCATTGTAGTCATATTCCGTATCAAGTATGGTGTCTCCATTAGTATTTTTAATAAACCGCCTATAATCGGCAAAAATCTTGGGAGTTGTACTAAATCTAACTTTATCATTTGAACCCTTGTACCGTGCACGTTTCATTTTTTTAATAGTATCCAAAATTTCTATGATTCTACTTACATATCGTTCTGACAATCCGGTATCCTCCGCAATCTTCTGATAATGCCGATAGCAGCATAAAGGTTTATCGGGATTACGGTTCATGTTTACACGGAGATAGGAGATGAGCAATAATATGTATGCCGATGACATTCTGGCGAGGTCAATGTCGCTATCTTTTAATTCTCCATTGAAATCCAAAATTGTAGTTCATCAAAGTAAATTATTCCGAAACTATCCAGTGCATCAAACTTCTCTATATTTAGTTTTACGCGTTGGTATTTTACTGAATTGGTAGACTCATGAAGGTAACTCTCAAAATCCGGACATTCTACAAAATATCCGTAGTGGGAGAGGAGTAATAAAACATCATAATATTTTTGATTTATCTTTCCATCCCTATAGTTAGGTTTCAGGTTTGACCAGTGGCACAACTCTGTGATAGAGAAGGCTACTGTATCATCCAGGGCGCGTCTTGCGCATAAGTATGAAAAAATAATCACTCGTTTATCTCCGAGGTCTTTGGCATATATTATTTCTCGTGGTATCTTTACATATCTGCAATTAGATGACTTCTGTTGTATATTTTGTTGATTCCCTTTTGTGTACTTTGGATTTATTGCGAATTTGCAACAGTTATATCCGTTATGATATGTATCTAATTCATTTATATATTTTTGCTCCTTTCTATAAAGATTAGCTCTTGATCAGTTTGTGTTTTCTAAAATCTCAAAAACAAAATCAGATATATTATGTGTTAAATTAAAATCAGCTTGCAGTTTATAAGAATGATGTGTGTAATTGGCTAAATCATTTTTATGGGCGGCTATCCTTTTTTCAATGTTGAAACTGCTTCCAATATAAACTTTTCCATTCCTTAAATTTTTAATACTATATATTCCTTGGCTTATTTTTAATACCCCCTTTTATTTTGTCAAAGCTATCAACGCCATAGACCTCTAACATCTTGTGCAATGCCCATTCTATTTCCTGTTGATAGCCATCTTTATTAAGAACATAAATGTTTGGGACATTTTGGGGCGGCTTTCGTGGATCTGGTTGTACACTACCTACTTCTCTTTTTATGAGTAATGCCTTTTTATCACCAGTAGATGTGGTAAGAAAGTCAATACACTGTGTGATAGTGTCTTTTGACATAGAAAGCTCTTTTGACATACTTTCAATACTTCTCCAAAATGCTTCTGGTTTTGTCTCTGGATTAAACATGACTTCGGAGCCATCATCTTTCTTTGGCCGATTTCCTATGTATGAGTTAATGTAAAGAAACGCCATAAGAAGACATTCTCTGTTTATGACAGAATCATTCATCATAATTACGTCAAGCTGAGATGATGTGAGCTTACAAAAGTGGTCTGGGTAATCAAAATTTTCTGGAATGATTTTGATTTCTATTCCAGTGTCATAATTAAGAGAGTCTAAATCACATTGGATTTTAATCATTTTATTATTTATCATGTACTCTAGGACATCTAATACTTCTTTAAACGCCTTGGGCTTTCTACTTGTTGTTTTGTAACCATAAAACTCAAGGATTTTTCGTACGGTAATCCAGCTATAATCCTCATAAGACCTATATTTGTCGATGAGTATATAGGTTATATAAAATTTGCGGCTAACACCAAATTTGGTTTTGATATTTTCCTGTATATATTCATTAGGAAATCTGGTGAAATATTCCCTTCTCACTTTATCTATAACAATACCTCCATTATATTTACGAGAGTTCGGCAAACGCTCTAAATAGAGCGTCATTTTTAGGTTAGTCGTTCAGTAGACGCTCTATTTAGAGCGTTTGCCGAACTGAAATAATATATACTTCATTTAATAAGACAGACAATATCGTACTTTTATATATTCACTACGTTCATATATAAAAGTACTCTTAAAAAACATTTTATTTGTCATTAATCATTAAATTCCCTCAATCGTATCTTCTCTAATTTTTCCTTCTTCCTGCTAATTCTCTTCACCTTGCATCTCGGTTCATACTTATTACACTTTTGGCAGTAACCATTGTGGTCCGAGTCTCTGCCCTTACTACATTCTCCTTTGCAAATATAAAATTTGCATGGTGTAATCCTGTCATGTGCCATAGTTAATGCATCCTCTCTTGTATCTGTGTCTTAGTGGCATATACAATTAAATCAGATTTACTATATTCCACTCTGTCTACATGGTAGTCAGCATTTAGGCCATATAATGTATCACCTGGCTTTATGTTTGATGTAGGTGTTGATGGATAACTATATGATTGCCGGCGATATCTTATTTGTTCTGGTCCTCTAACGAATAATTTCATAATATGTATTCCTCCTTCAGTCTTTTGGATAAGTATCGTCCAGATATGTATTCCCTCTTTGTCTAAGTAAATCTTCGCAAACTGAAAATGCAATCCAGTGATAATCATCCTTGCGTTGTACCTGGTGTTGATGGTATCTCCAATTATCAATTAGAACCTGATCAGATAAGAGTTGATATCGTCTGTAGATTTCGTTGTATGTATGGTTGTACACTGTATTGAGAAATAAATTGTTATTCATTGATTACGGGTCCTTTCTGGTGGGTTACTGATATATTCTCTACTACATCATCAAAAATTGTTTTCTGCCGTACTGAATTTAAATTAGATATCAATTCATATTTCTCCAAAAGCCCATCAACCATTGCCTCAAATAAGCTCCGTACACTTTTGTCATGTTCTATAGCGTCTAAGGTATAACAGCTATCTAATTTATTTTCATAACAGTAATCGTCTATTATCTGATTAAGTTCCATATCCGGATACATATTATGAAATTCTTTATATAGTTCCTTATATAAATCCTTGTTTTCTTGTATGCCGAAGTAATCCATTAACAACTGATATTTAGGAAACATTTTGGTGGCCCAGAATGAGAATCGTTTCTTTGGAATCTGTTTCTGAATGTTTTCTTGGGCTAGTTTGATTGATGTAATATCTTGTTGCATGGTCACGATGGATGATGAGAGAGTAGTAATGACATCAATTAGTGGCTGAAGATTTATATCGGATACTGACTTGTTATCAATAAATACGGATGCTAATACATCAGCGCATTTGTCCTGATATAATTCAAGCTTTAATGTGATTTCTGGCTGTTCCCGTTTCATCTTGGGTGTAATGTTGATTTTTGCTAGGGCAAGTGGAAGTTTACGAATGGATATACAATGTGTATCTTGTGAATTTATAGGGGTGCCATTTTGGGTCACTCCTTCACTTGTTGGTATTTTGAAATTTTCGATACTTTTAAATAGAACAACATCATTTAGCCATTTGTCTCTTCTTTTACGGATTTGCTCTCTATTAAATCCAATACCTCTAAGTATAAAATTGATGGCTGCATAAATCTCACCGGTCGCATTATCCCGGATGGCGATGAGGGAATCCCCATAAAAATCAAATTTTGTTACCTGTAAAGCTGTATTTGTATTCATATAATAAAATCCTCCATATTAGTTTTGTAGTGGCTATTAATATATAGTTCTCCGTTTGCGGAATAAGTTTATCTATTTTTACGTAACAAAAAAAACAGGTATATGATTCACCTGTCTTGAATAATGTTTTTAAGCTAGTATTCTTCGCATCATATCTACGAAACCTGAAATGTCAGTAAAATAATTAGGATATGCTGCTTTTAATGTTTCAAAGGATGTTGCCGACACAAGTACAACATCTAAATTTGGATTATTGGTTTCTTCGATTTTATTATACACATTAGTTGCAAGTTCAACTTGTGACTTGAGAAATGAATTTATTTTTAATAATTTTTTCTTATAATTTAGCTGTAAAACATAATATCCATTTTTTTTAATTTTAGTGTTTTCATTTACATGATTTATTGCTACAGATAAAGCACTCAATCTTGATACGATATATAGCTTCTTATCTATTTCTCTGATTTCAGATATGAGTGTGTTAAAGTCATCAATGGTATTTGGAGCAATAGGTGTTCCCTCCATTTTTGCAAATACGGATGATACAAGAACGAAAAATCTTAATACATCTTCATCTCCAATACTAGCTTTTAATTGTGATTTTGTATAAATCCCCATCATTTCTACAGTCGTTGCCCATGTATGTTGGAGTTTTGTACGAAACTGAATCTCTATCAACATATTTTTGTTATAGGTTTCCTTTTTATCACTATGAAACTGATATACCATATGATAAGAGCGATATCCAGAGTCCTTTGGCTCTTGAATATAATCATATTCACGCTTGAGGATATGTCGTATTCTTGAATTCTTATAATTTAATATTGCAGCATACACTTCATCTAACGAATCTACAATCACCCGACATCCTCCTAAATCTTGCATTCTATATAAATCCATAGTTGAATATCGTTCTAGCTTACCAGTGATTGATTCTAAACGTTTTAAACGTTGAACTACAATAGCAGTTGGGTTTCGTAATCTTAAATTGCTTGCAATAACTTGAAGTGGATATGCATGAGCAGAACGCCAATTATTTAATATCTCTAAAGCGATATCACGTTCCTCATTACTAATTGAAGGAGTAGCTATGGCCTTTCCCGCATTTTTGATTTCCTTTTTAGAATATTTAGGTATTTCCCACTTTTCTATAAGTGATTGTTTGTTCATACGTTTTTCCCACTCTCTTGTAAGATTTTGTATAATTATATCACAAATATCGTTTACTTGCACTACACCACCCCCATTTTTAATCAAAGTATCCAAGGACTTCTTCAAAAATAGATTCCAATTTCTCTTTGAGAACATGTTTATTTGTCTTATAGGCATCAATTTCAACAGTTACCTTAAGGCCAGGGAATTCAATTTCATTCTCTGGTTTATTGCTATGCAAAGTCATTCCTTCCTCAGCGAATACAAACTTCTGTGGTATAACTTGTGTTTTGGTCATGATCATAGTTTCCTTTCTTTTGATTTATGTGATATATAGTTATTCTCCATTTAAAACTTCTCTTTCCAAATAATTCATAAATTACGTTTTACAAATACCGTACATACAATTCACAAAGGAAGGTGATGAAAAATGGCGGTAGCTCAAAAAAGTGCAATATCTGTAGGCGTACTCTACATTCCTTCAGACTTATACAAGACAACCAGGGATATTAGTATTTCGTTCAATCAGCTCTGTAAGGATTCACATGAAAGGATAAAATATAAGAAATATTGTCCATCTTGTAATAAAGAGATTAAGAGTAATGACGATATAATTAAAGGGTATGAGTACGAGAAAGGGCGTTATGTAGTATTCACTCAGGACGAGCTTGATAAATTAAAGACTGAAAAAGATAGGACAGTCCATATAGACCATACAGCAAAGATGTCAGAGATTGATAGTATCTACTTTGATAAAAATTACTATATGATTCCGGAGCCAGGTAGGGGAGTAAGATGCTCCCTGCGCGCACACATAAAAATAATGACTTCGGTGAGGAGATTCGGAAATGAGGAGATTTCGTTGAATTACAAGGGGTTTTTGAGATTTTATAGTACGATCTAGGATGATTGTGAGATGTTATTTCCTTAAATAAAGAGGGAGTTCGGGAAAGTGCTTGATTTATAAGAGATTTTAGGTGGTTTAGGGAATGATTTTGAGGTGTTTTAAGATAAAAATAATTGTCTGAAAATTAAGTTTTTGTTGTAAATACGTTGTTTTACCGAACCGTGTATCGAACTTATTTTGAGCGATTTTGTGAATTGTGTGTGGATTTTAGACAACTTTGTGATGCGTTTTGGATGTCGGAAAATGAAAAATTTAAGGTCATGTGTGGGTGGATTAGATAGGGGCATTTGGTAAAAATGGGATTAATTGGGAAATGTAAACCTACCCCCACCCATGGACAGGACATCAAAAATCCTTGATAAATAAGGCAAAAATCAAAAAAGCGTACTTTTGTTATAAGTACGCTTTTTATTTATATACTGACTACGTGATGTAGTATTGAATACCATAAGTATTATGTTGTAAAAACAACGTTGCCCAATATGCAAGTACTCACTTGCAAGTTCGGACGAAATGTTGTAAATGTTGTATTTACAACATTTTGATATAATCAACACTATGTTCATTAATTATCACATGCCTATTACCAATCAAAAATCTAATAACATGCCACAACATAATTTTACATAAATCAATAAAATGCACAATAATAAACACTAATCACAATAATTGACATTGTGTCTATTATCTTGCTCTAAACCTATGCTAGTTCCCACATGCATACAACCTAATACCTCTAACACCTCACCAAACGCACCACAATGCCCATATATCCATTTAATGCCCTTACCCTAAAACTATCCACCTATAACCATAAACTAGCCTTAAAATGCTCTACAATGCGTTACACACATTGACACGTTTACATGCCATCAATATAATTCCTCTGGTTCCTGGTTCATTATCAATCCTATCCCTACATTATAATGTCTACAATTCATCAACTTCCATCAACTCTCACCATATACCCATACAATGTACTACAATGGGCCACAATCCATTTTACACTATTAGTCCGGCATATTATCGTCTATGGGGTAGGGTATGCCTTTAGCGTCCAGGTCTGCTTTGATTAGTGATTTAATATAATTTTGGTATGTCATATGATTAACTTTACAATACCCCACAATCCTGTTATATTCATGCAATTCATTGGGTGTATATTTCAATCCAATTTGTTTACATTTTTTTCTGTAATTATCTTGTGCGCCCTTACTATATGCCATTGTTTAACCCCTCATTTCTAAATTACTATGTATATACTTCTCTTTTTTATGCGAGGGTAGTATATAACAATAACATTATATCATGTACGTTGTCAATTAATCCATTCTTTATTGTGCATATTACATAATAGGTTAAACCTATGATGATATATAAATAGTGCATAATAACGAATCAACAAAAAATGCGTAAAAACTATTGAATATAGGTTAAACCTATGCTATATTATAAGTGTCCCAAGGGACAGGGCACAAGCCCTACACCATAATAGCAACACAAAAGTACCTTGATAATTGAATAGACTTTACACTCTGCCTATGGTATAATCAATCCATATCAACCCAGTATAGGGAGGTGGTGAGAGAATGACAGACAGTGAAAAGCTTGACTTATTGCTTTCACAAATGAAAGCCATGAACGAGCGTATGGAAATGCGAATGGATAGCGTAGAACTACAAATTAAGTCCACAGAACGTAATCTGAAAAATCAGATTATGAAATCTGAATCGCTTATCCTCGATGAAGTAGAACGTGTCCATGTGATTCTTGATGATCACATCCACGACACGAAAAAGCATACCGCATAACTACATATTAATCCAAGCATACCAGGAGTGTAAAGCCTATTGAATTATTAAGGGTTTTACACTCTTTTTAATTGGTTTGAGGTCTACCAGTGAGACAAGTCTTAAGTGTCTATACTATCTATTATGGATTGAGGGCTACTTGTCAAAGGGTCATAAGTGAACTATATAGCCTAGTGTGGACGGTTTATCGGAAGAGTACCACACGAGAATAAAACTAGGAAACCGATAAACGCATGGACACGGCGTAATACTTCCAACGGCTCAAGATCAGCAATGCCATATAATTGTGCTGGCGTGTGTGAAAGCAGGTACCACACTTACAATGATTACCGCCGCCGATCAATCTAGGCGTAAGGGGATTGTACCTGAAATACCATAGATAACCAAAATGAGGACTACGGATGCAGTAAAGGGTAAGCGCAGGAACGAGTTGAGCATATACACGCTGTATAAAAGGGAATGCCCGTGAATCTGAGAATCACGTAATAAATCAGTCCGCGACGGGGTGAAAGTCAAAATTAATTCCGGAGATTCACTGAAAATCGGATAATGTCGTTTGCTCCCCGTGCGGAGCATCCATAAAACCGTAATATAGTGTGAATCAAAGGGTTTCCAAAGTTACTGCATGAAACAAACTGCATGTAACGGTCGCTATCAATCCTGTACCGTCTCAATGCTATCACCATACGTAAATGGTACTAGCAGCACTATCAACCAGTGATACGGTTCCTACGTGTAGAATAGGACGCAAACGGGATATGGCGTTACATCCCCAAACCTTAGGGCTTGCATATGGTCTATCAGTCTAATTTATTATAATTGACTGTTTTAACAATTCCTTGCGTGGATGGCACGGCAGAGACAAGAGGAAAAGGAAGTCAAGAGTGATTAATCTGGGTAACTGTTAAAAGTAACAATCGTCGGGGTAGGCGAAAGCATAAATTGACGTTGTAATAACCACCGTTACCAACGGCACATAAAAACAACTATAAGCGATTAATGTAAGTAGCGATTAAGCACTCGGAGCATTACAGGCGGAGAGCCTAGCGAAAAATTGCAAAACACTAAACAGGATAGACCATATGCAGAGTGATAAGGTAAGTAATACAATCCCTCTAACAACGAGGGGAATGATACCATGACAGCGCCTTCCCGTGGCGGTATCGTAAGTACACTTTATGAGTGAAAACTAAGCTGTAAACCTATCAGGGTGTGACATTGTATGCACTTTATGCTATAATGGAATCACTTGAAAGGTAGGAGGGATAAACATGGAAATAAACACGCAAGAAAAGATTAAGCGTGCTATGAGTAAAGCTAAAATCAGCCAAGAAGATATTGCTAAAAAATTTGGCGTAACACAAGGTACTATTTCCCAAAGATTAAAAACCGGAAAATTTTCAGAAGAGGAAATGAAAATGATTGCTGAAATTATGGGGGCAAAATATTTTTCTGGTTTTGAATTCCCTGATGGAGATAAAATATATTGAAAAAAATCAATAATTATTAGAAAAAACCATTGACTCATAATAAGTAAAGTGTTATACTTGATTCAGAAGTTAAGGAAAGGAGATAACAAAGAATGACAGAAACAGAAAAATTGATATTGGAAAAGCTGGATGCATTGAACCAGAAAATTGAAAGAGTAGATGAAAAAGTTACAAAAACCAACCTTACCATTGAAAACGAGATTAGCAAGAAAATCGACATTATCGGTGAGGGTCACGATTTCCTTAAACAGCGTCTTGATGAAGCCCTCCAGATGGAAAAGAAACGCGAGAGCATGGAACTTGAATTAATCAATCTCCGCATGGAGATAAAGAAAATAAAAGAGCATTTAGACATTGCATAATAACAGAGGAATTGACGGTGCAGCCGTGGGGAATTCAGTTTCCCAATTCCATTTGCCGTAACAAACGGTGACAAAAGAAAAGGGCGGAGCTACCAACTCCACCCAATTCCAGGGAACACATTTAAGAAATGCTAACGTGTCCTCAGTCCCTAATCAAGATTGAGTATATCACATTTCTTGGAATCCGTCAAATCTGATGGAAAATTCCCTAAAACAAATTGAGCGCATTTTCTCATTCTGTGATTCACTTTGCAGAACGTGTGTTAAGTGCGTCCAAAAAGAGAAGTAACAAATATATCGTACCTTGACAATTCTAAAAAGTGAGTAACCGCTAAAAGTAATTGGAGTAGCATAATCATTTACAAGCTGAATGGATTCAGTTTTATACACTAACTTGTATGTTTGGTATGTGAGGGCAAAGGGAAATGAGGATAGGCGGCGAAAACGAGTATAGATATATAACCAGGTGATTTCCGAAACAGAAAACTAACATGCCCATGTGGGGCGGTACTAGATTAGGAATCAAGGCGGCGTGCCTGTGATAAAAACGCCGTAGGTAGTTAATACCTCTTGTATTGTACAAGGAATTAACAGTTGCAAATAGCTTAGTTTGCAAACCGCTAGAAGGCTATAGACTGACAGACTATAGAGGCAGCGACAAAGCGGTATACAAATACATATGACTTACATATTACAGACAGTCAATTACGGCTGTCTTTTATCATTTCCCATGCAAGGAAGTCAAAAGCTTGCTTGTATGGATAAGTGATAAAGAAAATCAAAGCTGTAAAGGAGGAAACAACTTTATGAGAACATTGGCCATAGTTAGCGACAACACAAGCCGCCGGGTGTATAAATTAGATGATACAGACAGTAATGATATTTTGGAGCTTGCCATAACTTATGGACGTGGCGAGTCTGGGGAAGTCATCTATTTAGATGATAACGGTCAGGAAATTGCGAGATGCTATTGGGATTGGCAATATCGCAAGTATCGTAAATATTAATGCGGGAGGGAAAATAGAATGAAACAGTACAAAATAACAGAAAAACAGCCACGTATGCTGATAGAGATTGAGCAAATGGAGGGATGGGAGAAATGAAAACTATAACTACAATCTTAATAACGGCAGTAACAACGGCGCTTGTCACAGCGTCTATTTTTATGGGTAATTCCAACTATTTTAATATGTCCAGCGTGACGGATTTTGATGTCACAGACACGGGGTTAATGCTTTATACAGAGGATGGCACAGGATGGTATTGGGAACGATAATTAGGGCATATACACGTCACAGTGTATATGCTCATTTACTTATGGAGGGATACATAATGGATTTTGTAGTAGCATTATTAATATTGGCCGGAGGATATGCGATTAGGCTTGCCCAGGAGGCTATGGAGGGGAAACGATGAAAGAATATAAACTGTTTAAGACAGCAAAAAAACAGCAAAAGAAAATGGCTTGATATTAGCAGATGGAGTTGAAACCAGTAAAGAGAAGAGAGTTTTTGATTTTTCATTACTGGAAGAGAAAAAATTGAAGAATAAGAAAGGTTAAAACGGTGGAGACTATGACAAAAGAAATTACAACAATTTTAGAAGCATGTAGAGAATGGGTTGGAACTTTTAACGCTTTCCCTTTGGGAATGATAGAAAAATTGTTTAATTTAGATATTGACGGTTGGAGAGAAATCACGCCAGTTTCAGAAGGTTGTAGAGTATGGAGCAATGAAAATCAGGAAATGGGTTATATAAAAGAGATAAAAGAAAATGAAGATGGAGAAGAAATTGCAGTTATTGAACTTGCCAATGGCGAAAAGGTCGAGGAATTAAAAGAGGATTTAAGCAGAGAAGACGATGATTATTTTCCTATGTGGGGAACAATGTGGCAGTTTTCTGATTCTTGTGACAATTGGTGGCTTGAAAATCATCTTAATGAAATGGCCGATTGTGGCTTTAGGATTTATGAATCAAATGAATTTGGTTACTTCTTCGGAATAGATGGTGCCGGATATGATTTTTATGAAGCACACTGGATTCCTTTATACAATAAGCGTGGTTTACAATGGCATACAACCGTATAAATACGAAAAGAAAGGCGGTACATATATGAAAGTATGGAACGGGAAACCCGTTAAGAAGTGGCATAGCGCTATGGACCAAAACGGGAACAAGGTCGGCAAAATTTTCTATGAGGACGGCACAACGGAGATTGTCAGAGGTGGAAACGCTGCACAGTTACCATGGATAAGTGATAAAAACTATAAGTCACTGTCTGGACTATATGGGAGCAAATAGGGGAGGCGGACATTATAAGAATGACATTTAATGAGGTTTTAGAAACAGGTTCTTACAAAGAATTTTGTATAATTGTGGCTGACAGAAAAGAATTTAACGAGCCGCTTAATAGAAAACATCTTTGCCGGGAATGTTAGTGAGGCGTGGATGGAGAAATTTGTTGCAGCATTGGAATGATTTTTTAACAACATAGAGTCAGTAAAAGGAAGGTTTAGCAGCCTTCCTTTTATAATACGGAAAATTGTAGGATAAAATCATGTTAAATATAGCAAAGTTTCAGAACAATTTCAAATTGTCTATTCAAGGCGGAATCAAAATGGTTAACGAGTGGACTAAAGAAGGAGAGGGAAAATTTTGTCAGTACTCCGGTATGGAATATTATAATGGGAACTTTGATGTAGATATTCATGCTAATAATAGAATTGGTGAGCTGTTACTTGCATATATCAATAAATGCAATTATTCAGACTTCAAAGAATCCGATTTATCTATTATAGATAATAGAGTTTCTTGGAACCAAATAGAAGACTCCGATTGTAATATTTTGGATACAACGGAGGAACAAGAGCGGGAAGAAAAGTGTTACATATGCGATTATACCGTGTTCGTATCCATCAACGGTATTGAACTAGAAGAATACGATTTAAGAGAAATGCTACCAAAGGCAAATTAAACCCGAAGAAATTGTAATTTATTGTGAACAGTCAGAAGGCATTACGGAGAATAAAAAACCGTAGTGCCTTTTATAGTGTTCATAATCGGAAAAATACAGGAGGGTAAGGAAATATGTTAAAGGAGACAATCTGTTATGAGCCGTTATATACGCTCACAGAAGCGGAAAAGATTATTGATTTGCAGAGGGCTAGGAGAAATAGAACAAAAACACGAATGAGGGTATATTTCATCAAGCAAAAATTGTGTGGTGTCATTATGATCGTTTTAGGGTGCGCAATTTCTGCAATTGATAGAACGGCTGGAATGGCTGCTATAGTATGTATTGTAATAGGGATGTGGCTTGTGGCCACTCGTCACATGGTAATGATGTTCAGGAGGTGAAATAATGCAAATAACTGGAATAAAAATCAATGGAATTAGCGTTACACGTGAATACGGTCATTATCTTCTCCAAAAGAATGGCATAAAAATGCGTTGTGATTTTGGAGAATTGAACGAGTGCATTCCGGAATTTGAGGAGTATTTAGAAGAGATAGAACGGAAACGGAGACTTGCGTAAGAAAATGCAATTTCGTGTGATGAATGGAGGAATTACGATGGCTAGAATATCAAAAGAAGAATATTTGCCATTAGTTACACCGTGGAAAATTGTTGCTGATTATGAGGATGGGGAACGGTTGTATTTCCATGGTAATAGTGAAGAGGATTGTATGGAAGAAGTTTCAGAACAGGAAGATAGACATGGTAAGTGTACATGGTATTCAGGCTGTTCAGATGAAGATTATGAAGCTGGTGAATATATAGGCAGAGACAATTTTATATATGATTGAACGATAGCAGGAAATTCACATTTCAACTTATAGATATTATGGAGGTAGAACAATGAAAATTGAACAAATAGAGGAATATTTAGAGAAAGTATCAGAAGGCACAGATTTTTCTTTTACAGTAGAGAAAGAAAAGAAAGATATTATACTCTATATGCAAGGTAATAATCCTTGTAATGAGGACTGGTGTACAACGCTTACAATCGAAAATCCAAAGACTAAGAAGGAATTGATTGGAAGACTATACAAAGAAGTAGATGAGTGTTATGTGGCGTTTGATGTAGAGGAAGAAACTTGTTTAATGTTAGAAGCTAAAAGAAATGGTTTTGCTGGCATTCCTGGCGTTGTTGACCTTGTACATAATGAGGAATATAAAGAAAACGCATTGAAAGAGTTTTCAGAAAAGCTAAGAGCGTTATTGTAAAAGAAAAGTTTAGAGAACAGAAGAAAAGCGAATTTCAAGTCATTGTGTGACAGATTGGAGGACTAAATGCGTAATTTAAAAACGATGAATGATGAAGAACTAAAATATTATTGGAAGGCATGTATGAGTGTTTTATCCAATAAGCCGTATACCTCTATGGATGGTAACACATTAGAAGAAACAGACGTATATGCAGCAGCAATGTGTATGCAACATGAATTTACTAAAAGAGGATTAAGTTTGCCTAAGTAAATAGAATGAACATATAATTTTCAAAGTTACATAGGCAGATTGGAGAATAATATGAGACTTGATGAAAGGTAAGAAATAAGAGTCGTTGTATATGAAGATTTAGACGGAACTACAGGCGACTGTGATTATGACTTTAAAAGATTTAAAAGGGAACATCCATATTCTTCCTATTATTTTGGGTTTGTTGTATTTGATACAGAAACAAATTTAGTTCCGAATAATTGTAATGATTGGAACGATAGTGTTGAAGAAGCAATTATTGATTATCGTGATAATTGCAGATAAAACGTGAATTATTGAAATAGGGGGATTACATAATGGCACGGGTTAAATGTATGTCGGAGAGCCTCTATAATGCGGCGTACTGAATGGAGGTATAGAGATGGACATAGGAAAAATGAAAGAAAGTCTTATAGACTACTTCAGTTATGAGATGCGCAAACGTGGAAATAGAGATTACCAGATTGATAATATACGAATCTTTGATAGTGATGTAAAGCAATATGCTTTTGCGGATATCAAATATACATGGTGTCTAAATTGCTGGGATAAAGCTGTAGAGCATAAAGACATGATATTTGTTATGTGTGAAGCGTTTGGGTTTTGTGAATGGAAAAGCCCATTATTGGTGTGACAATACAAATTTCAAGTCCATTTGGGCAGATTGGAGAAAATAAAGATGGAAGAACGTAGAATTGATTGGTTTACAGAAATTGCGGATAGATTAAGAGATTACTCTGAGGGAGAAATTTGGAGTAGTGGAAATGAATACTTTGTAGGACGGAAAGTGCAGTAAATACGCTTGTAGACATGCTTGAAACTCTTTATCATGCACAGGGAGAAATGGAAAACGAATGGTTACACCATGAAATGCACGTTTACATGGAAGAAGGCGTTAATATATGGGAGGATATTATGAGGAGGAAAGCCTATGATAAAAAAACAGATAGATACATTATACAAATTAATGTACAAAATTGAGAGAGAGAAGGAGAAAACTAATTCTCATACTTATGAGTGGGCAGAACTAGACAAAGAGTTATCAGCACTACGCTGCGCAATATTTGAACTAGAAAATCAGTGAAGAAATATACTTTTCAAATGGAGAATTACATAGTATCAAGAATAGATGGAGGTGTTCACAGTGTATAAAATAAGAAGGTTCAAAGCTTTAAATGGAGCCAGAGGAGAGTATTCAAGGATTGTAGATAAAATTGCGGTATATGATAAGAATGGAAATCAGATTGATTGCTGTGTAATCCAGAAAGATAAGGACGGTAGAGAATATTACTGTCCGAATAATCCGTATGATGAAATGGGATTGTTTTTAGGAAGACCCAAAGACGCAATTGAATGTATTAAAAAGGATTTAGGAGATGGATTTTTACAATCTCATTTATTTGGAATGACATTTGAAGATGTTGTAAGATTTATTGACCGTGATTATGGGGAAGAAATCAGACGCAAGACATTAGAAGGATGGAAGAATGCAAAATTTGCTTATGGTGTAAGCTTCAACTTCTTAAATTCTTTTAGTGGTGGCAGGAACGTGTGTAAAAATAAATGTTTATATGGATATGGTGATAAACCAGAAGATGTTTTGACTTTTGATACAGAACAGGACGCACAGAGTTTTATTGACGATGTGAACAAGAAAGCCGAAGAATATGTAAAGCTACCAAAAACAGATAATCGAGATTATGATTATGAAAATACATATAAGCCATTCTTTGATAAGATAGAGGGAAAAATGGAAAATGGAATGGATTCTGTATACTGGCGAGCTTTTAGTGGTATGGACCATGAAAAACAGACAGGACAGAAAGAATATAAAATGGAAGTAGTACAAGTAGTGTTACTATGAAATACATGTTTACTGGGAAGTGGGTGAGAGCATGGTAGAAGTATTTTCGCAGAAGTGTACCTGGGTGTTCATATTAACCAAAGAATCAACTAAAAAGTATATGATTCTTACAGAGGAAGAAATTGGTGATGGTGATACATATGTACTTGGTGATTTGATGGATGATGGATGGGAAATTTTCTGTGATTTATGCCACACATATAAACAAGCTGCTAAGTATATGGATGATTACTTCCCAGAATACACTCTTATGAAATATCAGATCATCCCCATTACTTTTAAAGCTGCTAAAGAGTTTGTGGATAAATATCACAGGCACCATGTAGCGCCACAAGGGTGCAAATTTGCCGTTGCTGCCACGGATGGGGAGATTATATTGGGGGTCATTATAGCCGGAAGGCCAGTAAGCTGATACAGAGATGATGGAAAAACATTGGAGGTCACACGGTTATGCGTTAAAACGGGATACAAAAATTTGTGCAGCCTTTTGTATTCAAAGGTATCTCATATCGCAAAGGAAATGGGGTATCAAAATCTTATTACATATACTCTTCAAGAAGAAAATGGAAAATCATTATTGGCGTCTGGCTTTACATTGATTGGAAATAATAGAGGTGGAAGTTGGAATTCTAAAGGTAGACGGAGAATAGATAAACATCCGGTTACTGGAAAGAACATCTGGAGCAAATGCTTAGTTAGATAGGGAGGAAAATGCGCTTATGTTGTCGTTAGAACAGTCAAATATTATCAAAAAACAGTTACAACAGGAGAACGCTCATGAATTTGTTGAAAACCTAATCATGGGCTATGCGACAGACACAAACAGAATCGAGGAACTGCTTGTCTTGATTCCTAAGATTGCGAACCGGCAGCTTCAAATTAAGCAGAAACAAATTCTGGAATATGTCTGGGCGTTTAATTTATTGCTATCAGAGCGGGTCAGATATCCTATATCACAACGGAAATCAAAGAGTAAGCATAAAGATGATGCAGATTTTCCAACGTTGCTATATGGTTGCAAGGCACACTTTCCATCCGGGAATTGTGATGGAGGTAGCTTAGCCGAAAGGGAATTCTTTTCCGAATTTATTGAAATGCTTAAAAATAAAGCTGGATTTGATTACAAGAACAAGGATGATTGGGGATGGATTTGTAATACGGCTGATTGTAGGGAGTGGATGTTGTCTGTTATTAAGCAACATATAGATGCTGATTTTGTGGAACCAGAAGTGAGGATAAGGAGTTATAGAGGAAGGGGATAGATGAAATGCCGATGTTTGAGTTTTGGTTAGGAATCGAAGACACGGACAGGTTGTTTTCTATTAAGGCAGCACAGGGAAAGACGGATTTGACCGGAAATGATTTTGCGCGGGAGCTATTGAAGAAAGAATTACATAGGCTCCATCCTGGGACCGTGAGGTATGATGTAAACGAAGAGGAAATTAATTAAGAAGGAAAATTTAATGGGTGTTGATATTATTAGTGTGTTTAATCCATCTGAAGAAGAAACAATGAAAGCAGAGATAATTAACTTATTTGAAATTGGAATGGATGTTGCAAAATCCCAATCAGAGAATGATATGATTGGAATCGGTATAGTAGCTGCCGAATATGTTTGTAGGTATACTGGTGGAACTGTTAAGTACATTGAGCCAGTGGGTGAATTTGATATTATTTAAGGAGGAGGTATGATAAGATGACAAGTATGTTTGCATTCCCAGATATGTTTGCACCACATATTAAAGATTCAAATTTAAAACAACCTGAAGACTTTGAAAATTATGATCCAGAACAGTTTCCACATTTTCATGTGTTTATCATTTGTCATTTGTGCCAGCCTATAGATATACAAGCATTAGAGGATAACGTAAATATTATTGCGGCCATTCCGGAGAACGAAATAAAAAAGGTGACTTTCGAACAGTTGATTGAGAAAGGAATTGTTTACGGTACAGGTATTTAGTGTAATAGTGATAGGATTGGGGAATATGATGGGAATTGGAATGGTTACAGCGTCCGGCAGAGGAATTGGAAATGTAGGATGAAACGGATATTTGATAGGAGAGGAATTACATAAAACAGTATAATTCGATTTTTTATTGGAGGAGTATGAAATGGTAGCATATCAGAATCAGATTGATGATAAATTATGGGAATTGCAGAAGATGTGTAACAAATACAAAGAAACAGATTGTCTCGCAGATTTTGTATTGTTTGCAGTTAGTAGATGGATAATTACGGGGAGAGCCACACGTCAATTTGAAATGGATTTTATAAATTATCCTGTGGAAAAATTTGAAGGACTTATTAAAAGATGCCTGAATGGTGATAGAAGTGATGATGGAATCATTCGAACTGTTAAAAGAGAGATTGGAAAATGTAAGGAAGAATAAAAGTATGAAAGTAAAGTGTGTCAGTATTAGAGAAAAAATGCCAGAGCAGATTAAACTTGATGAGGTATATTTTATCAAATCAGATAGAATTTGGGATGATAGAGAGTTATGTTTCTGGATTTTGTAATGGAGTTAAACTTATCATTGAAGCGTTGGGTAGATAGTTGTAATATTTATTGCGTTTTGGTATAATATTTGTAAATTATGACGGTTAATTTGGAAAGGAAGGTATATTATGGAAACTCTTGTGTCTATTATTCTTATTATTGGATTTATCTACATTCTTAAGAAACCAAGCCATGATGCTCACAATCGCTTGTGTCCACCTGGAAAAAGATTAGATTATACTCAGATGGGAGTTGATCGGTCAAATGGCATGTCACAGAGGGATATTGATATTAAGACAAATAACGGAGGTTATGATATCCCTAAATGACATTCATACTACTCCGTCTCGAAAAAAATAGGTTATGTTAGAACAGGCCACTGGATAAAATCTGGTGGCTTTTGTAATGGAGAAATAGTATAATAGGAGTGATATTTCATGGAAAAGAAATACAAAATCATTGATGACTTTTTATGTGGTGGCCAGAAGATGGTTATTATTGGTATGAGCGGAGATACGTGTATTATGCCAAAAGAAGACTATAATCGTATTATTATTGCTGAGAGAAAATATAAGAAGAGAGTAAACGACTAGAAGCGGCCTGAAAGGATTATTTCATGCTAGTTTCGATAAAATAGTAGGAGGAGATAAATGGAGTATTTGTTTGTATATGATCAGGAAAGTCAAGGCTGGTGGCTAAAATTAGATACGCCAGAAAAATTATTGGATTATATGTCCCAAACTAAAGATTCTCGTATGACAGGGGCTTTGGATTTATATTTGGAATTATATAAACAAGGACACGAAAATTCTGATAAGAAATCTGTTTTAGAAGTACTAGATTCAATGACACAAGAAGAACGGTTTACCTTGATGATGAAAAATATGAAAAATTTTAACCTCATGTATGGGGCTATTATACAAGCCGAAAAAATCAATGGCACTATCTTTGATGGGTTCCGTTCTCTGAATATAGAAATGGGATTCAAGGAATTAAATGATATACGGCGTAATGGTCAGACATATATAAATCAAGTTGGTGGAAGTACATTTCATATTCAATATACTCAATGGTGCCGTAGGAAGGAACTTATATTTCCGAATTATACAGATTCAGATATACGCATTAAACAGTTTGATGGTGGAAATCATTATTATGCTTATATTGGAGATATGCAGTTGAGAGATGGTGACAATTTAAAATGGAACACATATGAGCAGGCTTATGATGCTGCTATTGATATAGTAGTAAGAGCATGAAATAATAGATTCAAGGGGGATAATAGAATGTCGTTAGTGTATGATAGACACGCAGAAGAAAAAAACCATTACATGAGTTTTTAACTGAAAATAAAATGAGTTTTGAGCAATTCCTTAGAACAGTTAATTTTGTTCGTGATATGTCACAGGAACAGCTTAATGCATATATTAAAGCTTATCAAAAATGGTGAGTTCAATAAACATGATTGGTATTAAAGTAGCATGAAATTTGAGATTAACGGAAGGAAATTTTAGATGATTAAGGAGTTTGTGAATTTTATCAGTTCAAAAGAAGTATCAGATGGTGCGATAAAAGATTATCAGTTGACACTGAAAAAAATTGAAAGTGACTGTAATCAGAATCTAAATGACATTTCGCAGGACATATTAAAAGATTACATCCACAAAATGAAAAGAGCTGGTCTGGCTGTGACAACTGTAAAGCATAGATTTCATATACTATTGGCTTATTATAAATGGGCGGTTGCTGGTGGATATATCAATGTAAATCCTGTTGAAGGAATTATGAGTGAAGTTGATAAGTGGTATGCAATGACATGAAATCTAAGATTCAAGAGGAGGTGCTATAATTGAATCAAAATACATTTGCTAAACCAGAGACTCCGTTTTTATTATTAACTGAGGATATAGATAGAAGTGTCTCTTATTATTGGTGGAATGATGAAAAATCAATGCAAGATGATGCTGTTGAAAGAAGAGGAAATGGAGAGAGAATTATTTTAGCAGTGGAAATTTCGTCTTATAGAAAAGTAGAAATTCCACCAGAATATATGGTTAATGATTTTATTGAAGAAGTCAATAATGCTTATGAAGATGCAAAAAAACAGGGTTTTGATAGTATTGTGCTTGCTATAGATACTGATATGGAAGATACATATTATATTAGCGATACACCGGCTGGATTTCAATGTGATGCATTTGATTTTGTTTTTGAGGATATTGACTCAATGGCAGAGGCGTTATTTAATGAGAAACTAATCTGAAGACCAAAGGAAATTAGAAATTCGAAGGGTAGGATAAGATGTTAGACTGGAAAGAAATCAAAGGATATGATAAAAATAAAGACTATAAGTGGCAAGAAGGAGTGGAATTACCAGAGCTTAACGAGGAAATATTAATTCAAGTTACAAACGAGAATCTACCAGACAGAGCGCCCTTTGTTGGCTCTTTTAAAAGGCGAAATGATGGTTATGTATGGATGATAATAAGTGCAAATGACGGCATGACTTTTTACGAAGTCCAGGATGGGGTTAAGTGGGCAAGATTTAATAGACCATAAAATAAATAGTGTAAGTAGTATAGATGGCATTGGCATAAAAGCTGGTGCCTTTTATAGTGCTCACAAATTATAAATTAAGCAATCAGGTTACGGATGGTTGCTTTATTAATACAAAATTTAATTAAAAGGAGAATGTAGTTATGAGCGTAGGTCAGGCAATTAAAATCGATTCAAGGAGAGAGGAGCAGTTTAATGACATCGTAGCTAATATCAAGCCGTTTGGTACGGTAGGGAAAGGGAAAAACCAGAGAACAATCATTGGCAGCGCCGTGGTTCCGTTATCGTTATGTTATGTTGATGAACAATACCAAGGGATGCGGGAGCACAAAAAGATAAAAAAGCTTGAAAAGAATTGGGATATTCGTAAACTGACGCCTATTGTTGTTGTACCACATTATGAAGAATGTAGATTATCTGTTGTAGATGGGAATGGGAGATGCGTTGTGGCACCTTTAAAGGGACTAGATCGGCTTAATGCAATAATTCTAATGGATGCTCCAGAAGATCCGGAAGAAAGATTAAAATTTGAAGCAGAGTACTTTATAGGGCAGGATTCTGAAGTTGAGAATGTTAAACCAATAGAAAAGCATTTAGCCAGGGTTATTATTGGTGATAAGGCTGCAACGATACTAGATGGATTACTTAAGAAATATGAAATAAAATTTGTAAGCAAGAGGGGTAATAGAGAAGAGTCTATTCTTGGAAGCTACACAGATACATATTCAATTGCGCGGGTTCATGGTGAGAAGTGTTTGGACTTTATCTTTTCTGTCATTGCTAACGCAGGGTGGAATAAGGAAACTAATGGATATGCAACATATATTATGAGGGCTTTGAAGGAAGTATGGGTTGCCCATCCGAATGAGAGAAAGGCTATTCATAAATATTTATCTAAGGAATTACGACAGATTGATCCTGGACTGTTCAGTTCATGCGCCAGAACCGAATATCCTAAGCGTGACCATCGCATGTCCTGTGTACTCTATATGGAAGATTTGGTGTGTGATGGATTGGGAATAGAGAAGAAGATATACATAGAGAATGATAAGAAGTGTAAGATTGTTAAATAATTGAAATACGAGGAGGAATGTGACATGAAGATTATAAAGGGAGCTAAAAGGGCAGACACTTACTGGACGGCAAGGAAGCTTATTGAAATGTTAGATGATGGAGAGGTGGATTTTAATATTGATATCCAGAGAGGATATGTATGGAAGGACAATGATAAAAAATCGGCATTTATCCGCTCTTTGATTCTTGACCGTCACGTTCCTCCGCTCTATTTTAATAAGGTGGAAGATGTCTATGAGGGAGAAGATGGTAAACAAAGGACATTAACTCTTGAAAAATTCTTGAAAGATGAATTTGCATTGAGCGGCTTACCTGCCTTCGATGTTATAAATGATGCGGGAGAGCCTGAAGAAATCGACATCAATGAACTTACATACAGCCAGCTTCCGGAGTGTTTTCAGAATGCAATAAAAGAGTATAATTTCGCTATCTGTTTTACTGATGATGCAGACCAGGAAGAAGTGGCTGACACTTTCTATAATCTTAACAATGGACAAAGTTTAAATGCAGCCACTATGAATCGTGTGAAAGCAAAGTCAAAAAATCAAATATTTAGATTAGGAAAACATGAAGTATTCAAAGAGGCATTAAGTGTGACTGCGCTGAATGGACATACTAATGAGGATATTGTTGGTAAGATACATGCGGCTTTATATAGTGAGGAACCTTCCATGGATAATAAGTGGATCAGGCCATATATGCGGGAGACTGAAATCACATCTGCGCAAGAGATGGAAATTACTAATGTGCTGGATAGAATTCATAAAGTTCATGGACTTATTGAGGATGCCAAGATTGCTAAAAGAATATATGGTCGTACGCATATGGTTAGTATGGCACCTATGGTTTTGCGCTCAATTACTGAAAATAAGTCAGACGAAGAAGTAATGCAGTGGCTTATTGGGTTTTTCTCTGGAAGTAGGTCTGCAAGTATCTCTTCAGTGTATAATAACGCAGCTGGAGGTTCTGGCACAGGAAAGAAAGAAGCTGTCAAAAAGAGGATGAGTGAGTTGGAAAAGAATTATAGCGAGTATTTTAAAAAGAAAAAAGAGGAATTGCCTAAAGCAAGTTAAATTATGGGCTGGTAGTGGTCAAACGCTGCCGGCTGATTTCTTAGAATATAAAATGGAGGTAGGATTATGGCACAGGCGGCATTAGAAGATAATCACAAAGCTGATATTATTAAGCTCCCAGTTGAATATCAGGAGGAAGTTGTGAATATAGAATCAGAACATCGAAAAACTAAAAAAGCTAGTGCAATGGAATGTTTATATAACGATGAAGAAATTATTGCTGTACGCAATGTATTTAAGAAATATCTGGATGAGGCAAAAACTTTTGCACAGGAAAGGGCTGCCAGACGCAATCTTACTATGTATATATGTGCTATTGAGATAGGATTACGAGGCGGAGATTTTTGTTCGCTTAAGTGGAGTGATATTTGTAATCCAGATTGGACGTTTAATCAGAGCGCCGAGTTCATTCCGCAAAAGACAAGTAAGTGTGGGAAAAAAGTGAATTTAATATGGGGGTCAAATTTTGAAGTGGTAATGAGAGAGTGGCTTATTTGGAAAAATACTTATATTGGAGAGCAGAAGTTAGATAATTATATATTTACAGCCCAGAAACCTCATAAAGACAGGGTGACTGGGGAAAAAAGAATACATGTAGACCCTAAAGCTTGGTATAAAATTGTGGAAGCGGCGAGGAAAGAAGCTGGAATTATGCATAAGATAGGGACGCATGGGCTTAGAAAGACGATGGTTCACCAATATATAATGCTGTCAGATGATAAATCTCTAGCTACGGAAGATATGTCTGATTATCTAGGGCATGTTGATCAGCGCACTACACGTAGATATTCTTGTATACAACGCGAGAATATTAAAAAGACGAAGCAAAGAATGGTCTGTTTAACAGAAGGATTGTATGGTAAAATAGAGGAAGGTCATAAGTGACTATAGGTGAGAGGATGATTTAGATTATGGAGAAATATATGAATAAGCCAGTTGACTATGACTGGACCGAAGAAGATATAATTGCAGAATATGATAAAATCAAGGACAAGAAGAAGGTGGCGAAAATATTCTGTATAACTGTGAAACAGGTTAGTGAAATTCTGAAATCAAGAGGGTGATTAATTGAGGGACAGTATTTACTCTCAATGTGATTGGAGGAATTGTTGTGCCAGATATGAGGCAGAAAGTAAAAGAGTACATCGGAGAACTAGATGAAGAAATTCAGAGATGTATTGATTGGGGTGAACAGAATATGAACGGTGAGGCATATAAAGTGGCTGCCATGGAATGTAGGATACAGACATTGGAAGAAGTAAAGAACGATTGGAGGAAGTAGTTTGAGCAAGAAAGACAAATTAAGTGTATTTATAAGCCTTGTTCTACGTCATAAACCGGATGCTGCTGGAATCCAGTTGGATGAACATGGCTGGGTGAACGTAGAGGAACTGATTGACGGTATTAATTCTACTGGTAGAAAATTAGATATGGAGAAGTTAGCGGAAATTGTTGCTACTGATGAAAAGGGACGGTATAGATTTAGTGCGGATAAGACTCTGATTCGCGCTAACCAGGGACATAGTATTCCTGTTGATGTAGACCTAAGAGAGCAAGAGCCTCCAGAGTTTCTTTATCATGGAACGGCTAAACGGTTTTTGGAGAATATCCAGGCTGAAGGTTTGAAACCGATGAGCAGATTATATGTGCATTTATCAAAAGACAAAGAAACAGCTATAAAAGTAGGCAAGCGACATGGGGAACCAGTTGTTTTGCAGGTATATAGCGGTGAAATGTTTAGACATGGAAACAAATTTTATCTTTCAGAAAATGGTGTTTGGCTGATAAAGTCAGTTCCTGTTAGGTATTTCAATATTGTGGACTAGAACGAATGTCTGATTTCATTTGGAGGGAAGGGTATGCAGCACTTTGGAAATGGATTATACATACATCGAGGAAAAGGAATTTTCAAAATGTCTATTGTTGGACAGTAGACGAAAGTTTGTTAGTTTTTAAATCTATTTCTGATGCACGAGCATATATTAATCAGATTCATAGTGGTTGTAATAAGAAAGAGCCACTTGCTATAGGTGATATATCATTTGATAAAGAGAATAATCAAATAATAATATTGCGATAAAATTTCGATTTTCATGGAAGGATTAAAAAATGGAATTTGCAAAATATTATGATGTGTCTGACATAGTAAATCAGATGCAAGCAAATGAGGAAATAGATACTTATCCATCAGGCGAAGATAAATTTAAAGGTGTCTACGTTTGTATGGATACAAAAGATTTCTGGATTAGTAGAATTCTCAAAGGGTACGATGGGGACTATAATCAAAATGAAAATAAGTATCTTGTGGAAAGAAACCGAATAAGTATTTATAGTGTAATGGATAAATTGCATGACATGTTTGGTAGAAGATTTCCTGCATTTAAAGAAAATGATATGGGCTATGAGCGTAAGAACAAAGTTCATGCATATCTCAGAAGATTTTCTACAAAGGAAATTATTAAAGTTGTTATCGTTTTGGATAATGAAGATGGGTTATCTAATTGGGATTGCTGCGAGGCAGATTCTTTAGAGGGAGCTATTGAAATTATTGATGGTGGATTTGGAATCTTAGAAATTGTATCGTAATAATTTGAGGTGAATATGAATAAAGAAGAGTATGGAAAACTTATTGATTTGCAATTAAAGAATAATCCGCCAATTCAAGCGGAAGATTTGTTTGATATGTCGGATAGAACTTTGCTATATGGATACACATGCAACCGTGACACTTTTCATGTTTATGTTAAAGCTTCTAAGATACATACGATTTTATATAGAATTAATTACCAGTATGATATACCTGTCTTGCTGAGTGAAATTTCAGTTAATTCAAATGCTGATTATATACCAGATAAGCGGTTATATCCTGAGGCTTGCGATTTTAGATTTTGTGAAATGCTTAAAAAACTTGGATATGAGTTACCATTTACTGCTTGGAATAGTAAAAGACCTGTAAGCAAGTTTTATGGTTTCACATTGGAAGATAAAATATGTTGCGGCAATTGTGGTGTGACAGAAGATTCTCATTGCAATGACTGTGAAGAGTATAATAGGTGGATACCTAAAAAACAATAATCAGTTGAAATCCGGTTTTCGTGCCAGAGGAAAGAGGTTAGTTATGAGAATATGTAGATATTCTATAGATGGTAAATGCACGAATGAAACAGTAGCCTGTGAACAATGTAATAGTACAGAAGACGAAATGGAACGTTGTACCCCATATCAGAGATGTATTATTTTACATGATGATGATTGGGGCATAGAGACTGATACAAGTACAATGCAAGTATCAGATTGTAGTTGTTGTCAAAGTGATGATGCTCTGTATTGGGAGAATGATGAGAATAATGCTTTTGTAGACAGTAGAGGCGATGTGCTGGTTACGCTAAAGGGTAAGACAATTAGATTTAAGGTAAAATGTTGTCCGAATTGCGGGAAGAAATTCTAAATAGAGGGAGAACAATATTGAATAGGGGATAAAGAAATGACTACTATGAAAGTTAGAGAAGAGATATTAAAAGCCTGGAATTTTACAATTGACAATGAAATGCCAGATTCCGTTATCAGATTATATATTTCAGGCGAAGATGATATTGATATATGGAATGAAAAAGGATATTTTTACTTTTCCACTGGTAGCTTTCGGTATAGAGGATTGAATGAGTTGCTAGATGACTTGTGTAAAGAAATAGATGATAATAGGTACAAAGTAATGAATGTGGAGATTGAATAATATTGGGAAGGATAAGTAATGGAAAAGAGTGATTTTAAAATTGGGCAAAAAGTATATCTGAAGATAAATAAAGGTAGTAATGCCGCAAGGTATATTAGTAAGGATGAAGTTAATAATTTTGAGTCTTGGATTAATGAGAAGGTAGTAACTAAAATTGGCAAAAAATATATTACGGTTATGGATAGTACAGAATCTACATACGGGGAAGAAAAGTTTGATATAACACAGAATTTTAGACATTATTATACTGTTGGCAGCGCTAATTATGTACTTTATCTTTCAAAGGAGGACATTTTAAAAGATATGGAATACGAAAAATTATATAGCGAGATTAAAAACTTGTTTTCTTCATGGAAAAATGAAAGGAAATATACACTGAATCAATTACAAAAGGTTAAAGAGATATTAGAATTAACGGATTAAATGTTGCTTTCAAGGGAGGATATGGTGTGAGCTGTTTAGATTGTGGAAATATGGATTAGATACGAAGAAAAATCAAAGTCATATTATTGTAATAATTGCGGTTCGAGAAATTTAGGTAAAAGAAAGGAGGGATGCAGGTATATGACTGGTACAGGATATTGTGCGAAAGGGGCTACATCTTCAGAAGAATGTGAAGCACCATGTAGTTATTATGATAAATAAGGTGAGGAAAATATGATTACAGGGGATGGAAATTCCGGAGTGAAGTATCGTGACTTAATTTTAGACCAGATAAAAACAGAATTAAAACCGTCAGAGGGTGAATTACAAAGAATCAGAGATAGGCTAAATAAGAGTTCATCTGATGACTTAGAACGGGTATATGACGCGTTTGAGCGCTTTGGAGTGGCTGCCATAGTGGATAATATACAAAAGTGATACACAAGGAGGGAGTACAATAACAGATCAAGAAAAATTTGATACAGCACTATTCTTCTTTGAGAAGCATTGTAGTATGTATAATTGGGGTGAAATATTTGATCAATGTCATAAACTGAAAGGTAATCTTTCATTAAATGATATTGAAAAAGCTATCAAAACGGATATATATTTTGATTGCGGGGTTCCCTGCGATAGTTGTATGAGAATGAGTAAGGGTTATTGTACGAATATTGTAAATAAGGGGAAAACTTGTTCCTGTAACAATGGTTATCCACTTTGGATATTTCCATATAAATATTGGAATAATGTCATGAAACACGATAAAGAAATATTCGGATGAAATGCTGTTTTAATCAAGAGGGGCAAGCGATGAATAAGTTTTTACTTGGAATTATCGCAGTTGTTAGTAGTGTGTTGATGTGTGGTTGTTCAAGCACGAATTCAATTAGTGTAAAGGACGAGAAGGTTTTAGGGTCAGAACCACAATATAGTACTTTAGAGTTATTAGAGATTGAGGAACACCCCCACTTATTTGATGAATATAGTAATATAGAAAAGTTTTATGAAAAAGTAAATGACAGTAGAATTGCGGTAGTAGATGTTCAAGAATGCTATCAGATGGAAAAGAAATTAAGTTATATTGGAGAAGATACTAAAGTTTTATATTTGATAAAAGACTCTACATATCACAAATACTTAGGGACTATGAAAATAAATATATTTGATCCAGAATTATGTAATGATATGAACTTGGATAAGGCTGTAAAAACTGTTGTTGCTTATTTACCAGAAAAATTTCTTGACTATTATAAAAAAGATAGTTCTTACCAATTTACTCGTGATAATACATCGGTTTATACATACTCTGTAAGATTAAAAGAATCGGTGAGCGAACAGATTTTTGCTCCACATTATTACTATTTTAGAATATTCTACTATGGCGATAAAAATATATGGACGATAGAGACTGGATTTGCTGCATATGGGAATCATGGTTTAGAATGGATAGATAAGTATGCTGAAGATTGGAATATTAATTTGTTAAATTATTTTTAGAATATATAATTGAATGAAAGGCTGGTTTATTATAAAGGCGTGAAAAATGGATAATCACATTATGCAGGAATTTATATTGCCAATAAGGGCCGGAATGACAATAGAAAAGGCAATAGAACGATTTCCTGATATATCATATCAAGCTTCACACAAAGCGATTTATTTTGATATGTTCATGATATATCCTGATAATCTGATTGAACGAATTAAAACTGTATGCCCTAACTGTGGTAATAAGAAAATCGTACCTGTGCTATTTTATAGCAAAGAGAATATAAAACTCGTAGAAGAATGTAAAGGCATTTTAGCTCCAGCTATATATGACAATCCAGGTGTCCCTTGCGGTAACTATGGATGTTTGGATTGTGGATATAGGTGGTTTTATCATGTTTCTGGATTGAGTTTATATAATGAATGTGAATAAAGAAACTACTATTTTTGAGGAGGAATGAATGTGTTTGAAATTATAAATATGGGAGTCCACATACACGTCCTGTAGGTGTTTTCTACCTTGATAGATGCCTACAGGTGTGAATTATATCAAGGAGGACTCCATAATGAGAAACGAACAGAGAGGAAGGGAATATCGGAGGTATGTTAGGAACAAGACAATATTAAGAAAAAAGCGTATTATCCATTTAATATACGGGTTTGATTGGTATAATCATGATGGAAAGTATGCAAATGGCAAGATTCATTGCGGCTGTGGTCTGTGTAAATATGGTAGGAAGTATAGGCTGCCTACGATTAAAGATATGAGGGAAGAATCAAGAATATATTCATTGATGGCATTATATGGGGCCGATTGATACATAATTCCGAAAAACATGGTAAATATAATTATATTATCTTTTTTAGGGAGAGTTTATGAGTTCTATTTTAAAATCATATAGATTGACACATGACAATAAGGAATTATATGCTTATGTAGAAAAGCTGAAGGCACAAGGATGGCAATATAATATATCGGAGGGCGGTTGTATTTCGCCAGATAGGTCAACAATTTTTGTGGATTTTCGTGATCCGTATTATGGACAATTGATGTGTCGTTCTGATGAGAAGAAGAGTGAATATGAAAATATTGTAAATATGTTTATGGAATCAGGAGATTTTGTCGAGATTAAATAATTATGTGAGCGTAAGAAATAACTATTTGATGTGATAAGTAAAATTGGGAGAGTATGAAAAAAAGTCTGTAAATTGAGATCTTCTATGATAAGTTAATGAGAA